CCGACCCCATAAAAAGAATAGAAGTAACCAAGACCAGCAAAACCGCCGTAAAAAGCGCGGCCGCCAAGCAGAGAATAGGTTTCTCCTTCATACTCGAACTTACCGATTACGTTCTTCTTTTCACTGTCAGGGAGTTTACTTTGTAAGTAGAATCGAACCCACGGATACCATACTCTACCTTCAGTAAGACTGAATTTATGGTCACCATTCAATGCTTTAAGAACAATCTGTAAATCATACATCGACTTTACAGATACAGGAGCATCCCAGGTCCAACTTGGACGCTCTATTCCAAGAACATCATAAGCATCGTCAACAGTATGTACTCTGTCTTTCACATCAGCGTTAATAAACTTAATAGTTTGAGACGCTTCATCATACACAGGAATCTTCCCATCAGGAGCCTGTATTTCAATAACATGTTTCTTACTCATATTGAACTTTAAATTAAAATTTGAGCCCTCGACAGGAATCGAACCTGCAACAGCTTGATTACAAATCAAGTACTCTACCAGTTGAGTTACAAGGGCAAAAACAGATGAGAATTTATAAGATGGATTCGAACCAAAACTTCTGGATTTCAACTCCCAGCGTGCTACCATTACACCATATTTCCTAAGTTGGTGGAAACAAAATAAATTTGCTGTTACTCATCTTTGTTTAACTAGATTCGTGCCGAGAGCGGGGGATTCGAACCCCAACTACCACAGTGACAGTGTGGCGTGCAGCCATTACACTACGCCCTCGAAATACAAGACATCTCCTTTTTAAGGAATCAGTTCTTACTACTAATTAAATTGCTGTAGATGTCTTTTAAAGCATAACCTTGCCAGGTTGTAACGCCATCGGGATTCGAACCCGAATTCTTCACCGTGAAAGGGTGACGACTTAGCCAATTCGTCTATAGCGCCATAAAAACGGAAGGCATTTTTATACGTTGCTCTACCATCTGAGCTAAATAGAACTTTCGTCCTACTACGAGACTTGAACTCGTGACCTACGGCTTACAAGGCAGAATATTAATTGCTGTTAGCCTTCCTACTATTCACTAACTTAAAAAACCATGATTGCTTATTTAGATGTAAATATGAACTTAGCTTTATAGGTTTCACCAAGCCCTGGCTTGTCATATTCTACATTCCATCCATTTTCTCTAAAGAGAGGTTCTACATCAAGCCATCCATTATCGAAAATTTCACGTCTTGATATATCATCCGGAGAACGATTCATAATTTCAACCATAACTTCTTCTTGAGAAATAACAGTACCATTAGGATTGTAATTACTAATGAGAAGCTCATTAAAGGCTTCAATTACAAATTCGGGAATCCTCTCCCGTTTGAGTTTTTCGGCTTCTGCCGGACTAATTATTTTCACCATATAATTCTTCTTGGATTTGTTTATTAATGTTTCTTTGTTCAATTCTTTTTACAGAACGACGAAGAGCTTTTCTATATTTAACTCTGCTCTTGCGACAACAACTGTTAAGGTGAGAATCATCAAATCTCCAATCCCAGACATCTTGGTCAAAAGGATTAATGTATTTCAGAATCTTACCAATATGTATGTTTCTACTCGACCTCTTACGAGATTCTAATGCTACATTAAGATTTCTAATTCCCATATTATCATATTTAAAGATTAGTGGAGGAAGTGGGACTCCAACCCACACATCGCTGTTACACGATTACTGGCGGTTTTCAAGACCGCTGCCTTAGCATTAGGCTTACTCCTCCGAATAAAGGGTGACGGATGGGAATCGAACCCACTCCTGCTGAACCACAATCAGCTATTCTTGCCGTTAAACTACAGTCACCATGTCAATTAATTACATTGAAATGAATAAATAAGGGAAAATCTCCACCGAATACATGCTTGGTAACATTACAAAGCCAGATGTAATTAACATAAATCGAGTTGTTACTAGTGCGCAAAGCATAAGTAGCTCCCATTTCATCAGATTCTACAAGCTCTAAATCAATCGTAGTAGCTGTAGACATATCCAAGGTTTGGATTTTTACTACTTCTTCTCTTGAATAGTTTAATTCATCAAGCAAGTCGTCTGCTCCCATTACCATTTCTAAATCGGATTTATCTCCATCCCAAGGGATATCAATATACCATTTTCCTTCTTCTTTGTAAAATCTTAATTCCATTTTTTCAAAATTTAAGTTGTTGGGAATACTGGATTCGAACCAGTGACCTCCACCTTAAAGAGCGGTGGCGAGCTGAACCTAACTGCTCTAATTCCCACAGATTAAACACATTGCCTAGGTATGTAAAATCTGTTTGTGGAGCTGAAGGGACTCGAACCCTCGACCTTCTGAGTGCAAATCAGATGCTCTAGCCAATCTGAGCTACAGCCCCTTGGTAGGGACTTTCTATGAGTAGTCCCTGATGTCTCAGTCTATTTAACCTAACAGACCAGGTACTTATAAGTAAATAGCGGGGAGTACAGGAGTCGAACCTGTAGCCTCGTGGTTAACAGCCACTTGCTCCACCATTGAGCTAACTCCCCAAATACGGATTACATTCGTTAATTGTGTTTAAAAATATGGATACAATTTATAGAATTTGCTGTAAGTAATCCTTTAATATATTATTATGTAAAACATGAAATTCATTTCTAATCCCTGAGTGTAGGAACTTACTCCCCCATTGGAAGCGTTCCCGTTGGTAACCAAGTGTAGCTATTTGATGCTTGCTTGAAATACCATACAAAAGCTTTCTTAAATAACTTCATAACTTTCATACTTTTAAGGGTTAAATGAATAAAATAAATAATCTAAAACTCTGGTCAACCACACGCATCCCACCAGTTTGTGTTCCTGCTCTTCTTAGTACAAACGACTCTGTTGTTCCTACAGTTATCTCCTAAGCGTCCAAGCAAGTTTCACCTGCCACAGCCTTGTCCGTTGTGAGTTTTGTGCGCCCGCTGCGATTCGAACGCAGGACCTCAGCATTAAAAGTGCCGTGCTCTACCAGCTAAGCTACGAGCGCAATCAAAATTTCCCTTTCGGGCAGAACACTATAAAAAGCTTGGTCAAATTAAAAGTTTGATGCTGTTAAATTTGCTGTAAGTGTTCTTAAAATTAGTTATAATTTTTCTCGTTGAGCCCAGAGTGAGATTCGAACTCACGAAAACAACGGTTTTGCAGACCGCGACCTTAGACCACTCGGCCATCTGGGCAATAAAACAGAAGTCTCTCTTTTTGTGTTACAATATATCCGAATTGTTGTTATTAAATTTGCTGTTAGACTTCTTTCTTTTGGTAGCTCCTGTGTGATTCGAACACACGACCCTTTGAATGTAAATCAAATACTCTTGACCAACTGAGCTAAGGAGCTATAAACAGGATACCTGCGGTTTTCTTAGCGCTCTACCAATTGAGCTAAGGTTTATGACTCCGACTTCTTAACGCCACACCTACTGGGCTCGAACCAGTAACCTCTTCATTAACAGTGAATTAGAATGTTTAATTGCTGTATGTATCCTTTAATATCATAAATGTTTAACTAAAAAGCATTGAAAAGGAAACTATCTATCTAAGTTTTACTCCATTCATAGAAGTAGTTTCCTTGTTACACCGAAGCGCCCGTACAGTTTTTTCCCTGCTGCCCAGTGCACTTATTCTTGTTGAAAAGTGCTAAAAGTCATCCAAGTTTATCGTCACACTCGGCAAACGGTGAGTGTCGGATGGGCAGGACTTGAACCTGCGACCCTTACCTTATCAGAGTAATGCTCTGACCAACTGAGCTACCATCCGAATTACGAGACTTGCTTACATGCGTCCACATAAGTAGTATCTCAACCTATCTTCTACTTCGGTCGTTGATAGGGTGACCCCTCTCACCTTTGTGCATCCATATCCGAATTTGGAGAGGCCTTGAAAGGGAATTCTTGAATCAGATGTCTTTTGTTTTACACAACCGTGTTTACCAATTTCACCACCGCCCCAGATATACCAGGACAGACGAGACTCGAACTCGCAAGGCTTGCGCCAGTTGTTCCCTTATAAACATTGTTTATAATTGCTGTATGACATCTTAGTATTCCACAACAGGAGTTCGTTACGCTCCCACTACTACTTGTTTAAGGCAGCTATGCAACTCTACACTATGTTGTTTTTATTCTATTTTCTCTGGAATTAATATATTTCCTATAATATCTCCAATTATATTGTACAGAATTTCCTTACCGTCATTTTCGAATGAGTCTTCTGTATCCTTATTAATCTTCTTAGTAAGTTTGATAAGTTCATCCAACTTTTCGATAATTAAGTCAAGTTTTTCTTCTGTTGTCATCAGAGTTTAATGAATAGCGATTTATCCCTAGTTTTGGCGATTTGAAACCCTAATGGAATTAATGCATATTCGTACACACGCCTACGCTTAGCATCATCGGGATAGACCACTAAAGTTTCCCCTGGATATTTCCAGTGACCATATTTTATAAAATCCAGCAAGCATTTCTTAGCCCATAATAAGGATTTTATTCCATCCTTACCAGTTATTTTACCTTCTTGGTAACCATGTTTCCTTTTAGTAGTTATAAAGAATGCAAAGTTTAAAGTTTCACTATAGGTTCTATATACTTCACATATAATTATTTGATTGTGTTCATTTCGAGATTTATAAATATAATGGTCAAGATAGATATCTCCTTCTTCTCTTTGTATATCATACATAATTCTTGAAATTTTAGTTGCGGAGGTCGGACTCGAACCGACGACCTTCAGCTTATGAGGCTGACGAGCTACCACCTGCTACCACTCCGCAATCATTATTTATTCTGAGAACACTCTTAGTGCTTCTAAAGGTAGTGTACCTATAGGTTCAAACTGTGAATGTCCTTTTTGCCTCTCAATTTTAATTTCCAGACAATTAAGCTCTATTCTTACATCTTCCCAAGATAAAGTGGAAGTTACAATAACGATTTTGTTAATACCCCATTCTTTATATTCAACAACATAGTTTTTAGTGTTTGTTATAGAATCTACTACATCATCTGTAGGGAATGGAATATACATTAGAGCAATTTTCTTGAGTTTTGCAACCCAATCATCAAATGAATATTGTTGAATAAACTTTGAATTATTTTCAACTATTGATGCAAAATCTTTTTCCATAATCTTTTATTTATTAAATGAGCGGGCGATGGGATTCGAACCCACAACTTCCAGCTTGGAAGGCTGGCGCTCTAGCCAATTGAGTTACACCCGCAATTATAAAGGCTAACTAGCCTTTTGTTTGTTATACTTTTCAATCCATTTCTCGCATTTTACTTTCAGTCTTTCCTGAAAGATAAGTTGAAAGTCAGTACCATAAGCCAATCGACCTAAGTCTACTATATTGATAAATGTATCAACGAGTTCATCAGCCAAATCATTTGGTTCAATGTTCTTGTAATCAGATAAGCCAGTCATAATGCTGACACATCCAGATACTTCACCACTTTCTTCTGCCAACTTAATGGCAACATCTTGGAGATTTCTTCCATTCTTAATGGATTCTCCGACTTCTACAACATGTTTTATTACATCCATTGTTTCTTGAATTGTGAGTACAAAGATACTATATTTTTTCAGTACTGCAAAACAGTACTTGTTAATTTCTGTTAAAAATGAACTACTTTCACAAGCAATCCATCTTTTATTCCTGAATGAATATATCTACATTGCTGAACGGTCAGGATTCGAACCTGAGTGAGCTTTCGCTAGTAGTTTTGGAGACTACCCTCGTCGACCACTTGAGTACCGCCCAATAAAGAACAGGTGTCTATCTTTTTTATTATAACCCAATAAATATATAAATATTGCTGTTAGACACCTTTAAATTCAAAATCATGAAGGGTGGGCCCGGCAGGACTCGAACCTGCAGTCCAATTAAGGAGTGGATTTACAGTCCACGCGGCTACCAATTACCGGTTACGTGCCCGAAAACAGATGTGTATTTTTATGACGTTCATTTTTTTGGCAAACATTCTTTAAAAATTGCTGTTACACATCTTTAATCAATTAATAACCAAAATATAAAAGACAACTTTGTCTGGATAGCAGGATTCGAACCTGCGGTCTCTACATCCCAAATGTAGCATCTTACCAACTCGACTATACCCAGATATGAAGAGCTTATTTAGCTCCCCAAAATTTCTTTAGTTCAGATGCAGAACTCTCTTTATAAAGTATTCCTGCTTCAATGGCTTCTTTCAACTTCTCTGCAACTACTTCTACTGTTGCACCTTTAAAAGCTAAATAAACTTCTGTTCTCTTTGCTGCATTCATTACGTTAGAATACTTTGGAACACGTTGACTAACTTCATTCCAAAAGTCACACCATACTTTCTGATTTCCATAAATACATGTAAGAGGAGTTTTAGTAACAACAACTTCAGCTTTAGCTTTTTCTACCTTCTTTTTATTATTGCTAATATTGGTTTGAACTTCTTTATTTAAAGCCTTTATTTCCCTTATATATAAATAGTTAGAGATAAAAGTTTTAACTCCTGCTAAATTGAATGTCAATATTTGAGGACCTTCTTTTACTTTAACTAAATAAACTGTTTTGGCATTTAAAGGATTTACAATATCAATGTTCCATCCACCTAAATTAACACTAAAATGGTCACTTATTCTTATAACAGTATTCCCGATGGTATAATAGGCACTTTTTGTAGTTACAGAATTCTTTAATTTATCCTTTTTGGACATTAAAGATTCTACATATTTACTAATATAGGACATATCACTTACACATTTCAATTAAACATGCTGCAGCACTTACTACAAAAGAAGCTAAACTTCCTCCGAAAAGACCTGCTTTGACCATCCTTTCATCAGTAATCTGGGATAATCCAAATAAGACCCATCCCATAACCAAACATAATATTATCAATGCTTTCATAATTAATCTAAAATTAGTTACTAAATGTGGGAGATGGCAGAATCGAACTGCCGCTAACGACCCAGATTTTCAGTCTGGCGCTCTACCTACTGAGCTAATCTCCCGTTTGACCACAAGCAATCTCAATCTCCATTTTAGCTTGTGGCTAGTTCTCTATCCTTCTATATCCTCCGAGTGGGACACTGTTTAGAGTATACGGATTAGGTTTGTGCCCCTACTCGTACTTTCTAGTACTTTCAAGAACGTTTCCATTTTTAATAGAATAGTATGTATGTACATTTGCTGTACCTAATCCTTGAAGTTTACTTATCTATCTACTTACTCTTGTACCTAAGCGCTCTTAGAGAGTAAGCATATTCAATAAGTCTTGATTCATTGCAGCTTGGAATAACTCCAGTGCATTTTTCGGGATACTTTCTACCGGTGTTTTACCTGTTAAGAATGCGATTCCAGCAGGGTCAAGACCACTCATGTAGAATGTATAAGCATCATCACAAAGACCTTCAAACGTTGGCTTTTCCTTTCCGTAGTAACCGTTAGGCACATCCCAGAGCAGGATAATAAACTTATCTACAAACTCTTTAGAGAATACTGTCGCCAGTTCCTTTCTAAAGGCAGTGAATGTAGATTCCTGTCCTCTTAGCCAATTGAACTCTCCATCAGAAATACAAACGATTCCTGTCGGGAAATCTTCTTCTTTGTAACCCTTTTTCTTCATTTCAGTTAGCTTGTAAGCAACTGACATTAGGTTAGTTCCGCAAAAACCCTCACCTTGATAGTTGTAGAACTTCTCAAAAGGAGTTTTACCTTGCCAAGTTTTTATCTTACATGTATTACTGAATTCCAATACGGTGTTAGCGAATGGACCTTCAAGTAATGAAGATAGATAAAAACCAATGGATTTGGCAACATGATATGCACTGACATTTAAGCCATTGGCTTTAGAAGTCATTGAACCAGATGTGTCTAAGACTGCAATGAGTTTAGTTTCTCTGTTCATATCCTGTTTAGCGGTTTCAATTAACTGCGCAAATTGTTTGTTGATTGTCTCTTTTTGATAGAGTTTCAAGTCTGGAGCTCCACCCCAATATCCTGTCTCTGGAAACAATTCATACACAAATCCTGTATATTTTGCAACAGGTTTCGCAGATAACCAATCTTCATAGGCTTTCTCAAGTCCATGATTTTGTAAGAACTTACCTTTAGCAAGGATGGGTAATGCTCTACCGGCAATTGAATCGAAATCAAGATTTTTGTAATCCTGACGGCTAATTGCTTGCTGCCATTTGTGAGCGTTACCTGATGCTTTGAGTTCACGATACTTTTTGTATGCTCTCCATTTGCCTTCCTCTGATTCTCCCAAATCAAAGATTTCTTTTACGATTTTCTTAGCAATAAAATTATTGCATTGTGACCGTAAAGAATTACATTTCTTTGAAGGCTTTATCTGTGGAAGATATTTCTTCACCAAGTTAGTTTGACCTTCATCAGCTAAACCACCGATGATAAACTTGATAATTTGTCTCCACGGAAGAGCTTTATTTGCTGGACCATTATATTCCAAATCCATACGAAGAATTTCGAACAAATCGTCCCAAGAACCAGCGGCTACGAATACAGGTAGATTCTTAGTAAAGATATCTGGATGCTTCGTGGCAATCCAAATCATTCTCATAAAGAACTCCGCTTTCAATCCTTGTCCTCTCTGTACAGTCAGCTTCTCACCATTTGGCAACTTAGTGCTTCTTGTGATGTTACGAATGTACACAGATAATTTCATAGTTAATAATGAGTCAATCGCCCATAACTTTTCCATAGTCTTTGAGACTTCAGAGAAACTTCTTGGCTCTCTATACATAGAGATTGCGGCGAAGTCATCAACGAAATCATTTCCTGACGTATCCAATTTATAGCTTCCGTTGCCAGAAGTAGTTTCATGTTCACTTACATATTGCTCTCTTTCAAAGATGTTAGAGAACTTCGGAGCAGTAGCTCCACAACCTTTAGTAACTTTCGGAGTTACTTCATAAAGCGATGTTCTTTTCTTTTCAAACATAATCAGGTTTTATAAATTATTATACTTTGTAGCCTCAGTGGGACTCGAACCCACACGTCCCTTTCGGAACATCAGAGCTTAAATCTGACGTGTCTACCAATTCCACCATGAGGCCATACCTTACTTTTTAATAGTCATAATCATCATCGTAAGCATCATCCATCCATGTTAGTATTGCACCTACAATACAAATGCCTAAGAGTAGCCCAAATATGATAATTAGTAACATGATAAACGCAAATAGCATTGATGTTATCATTTTTCTATTGTTGAATTAAGTGATGCAAAGATACTGCAAAAAATTAAGTCTGCAAACTTACAATCGTTAAAATTTGTAAATTTGTTACTTATCGAGCTTACTCGTAATCCAAACTAATCCATTGAATAATATGCAAAGGATTACCATACAAATAATACCTTGATAAAATTCCATGATTAATTAGGACTACTGAAGATGAAACACAAAATTGCAATGACTGCAATAGCTGTAATTATAGCATTCATAACTCTAGAGGTTTGATTACTTTATACAATATTTTAACAGGATGTGGTCTCCTCAGTATTTTCCTAAGGAGCCACGTAATATAAGACCTTCTCATTCGGATTCTACACTGACAGCAACGTCCTCTGTTTCTCTGTGGATTCTGATGGTGATGAAAGATTTATCGTCTCTGACCACCTTCTCGTCATCAACCTCAAAATAGAACCCGTCCTCGGTGGAAACCAGCATGTAAAGAATGTTTTTATCTTTAACAATACAGGATTTGAATCCGAACTCTTCATGCAATGTGTCAGACAAGTCAGCAAATGCTTCTGCATGCTCATCGTCAAGAAGTATGCCTAATATGTTAGTGTAACCCTCTTGAACGGCAGCACATGCAACCGGAGAACCTTCACCAACCTGAAGTTCAAATTCTTCTACTAATGTATCAGGAACAAAAGATATTCTTTTCATTTTTCTTATATAGTTTTTAAAGATTAATAAATATCCCACTCAAGTTGGGCAGATACACAAACCTGTTCCATATCATATTCTGGATTAGCCTGTGCTATTTCAATGGCTGATTTTACCACTTCGAAGAGAAGCCCATTGTCAGTAGCGTTCTCTAACATTCTTTCAAGTACTCCACTCATATGATAATTGTTACCTCGCCTTTTAAGATTACTACTTTGTTTTTCTCTGCACGTTCAGTTTTGAGAATACTGGTATAGCTCAAACCGGAGGGTTTGCCTATAGGAATAATTATATCCTTATACCTTGTAATAAGGTCTCCAGGTTCTATAGTACTGCAATCTGGATTCCACTCAACTATTTCTGCTATGTCACCATCTTTCATAGTGCTTAGAGGAACAATTTGAGGAATTTTTGATACTAATTTTGCCATTTTAATAATTGGATTTGAATTCTACCTTTTTAAAGACAATGTATGTTTTACCTTCAACCTCTTGGAAACAATCATTAGCTGCTAAGAAATTGAATATACAATCCATTGGAATGTCATAATTGTCAGTTACAAGCATGTTACGTTCTTTATCTACATGATAACGTTCATGCCTTTCAAGCCTAGTTGGATTACCATTAAGGATAATCTCTCCAGATTCTGGATTATCTTCATCCGGAGAGATTCCCTTTATGTAAATAGAATACTGAGCTTTTGGAAGATATACTTGCTGTATTACACTCACTACACTTCCTCCCAAGTAATGGTTACAACTTTCTTCAAGATGCGATAGTCTCCAGTCTCTTTAAGAGTTTGGATTGCATTCTCAATGACTTCCGATTCGGAAAGCATTTCTGTCGCACAGTTTGGTTGAGCTTCTTTTGGTGTGCTCTTTGTTGTATTGAACTTGGCACGACACTTATTGAGATAGGTTTCAAACTTGCCGACATATACCGGTTCAGATGTGAAAGAATACTGATTCTTCTTAGTGCGTTTGATGATTCCGAGTTCAGTCATGATGTCAATACAGCAAGACATCTTGCCATAAACAATTGATGCATTGGCAAGCAATTCCATCATTTCAGCACGTGTGAAAGTAGCTGATGGAGAATGCTCTTCACGGAACATGTTAAACGCTCTACAAACTTGGGATGCTTCTACTTTTTTCATAATCTTTTTGTTTTTAGTTAATTAAATGATTGTGGACCTGGGCGGAGTCGAACCGCCGTCCAAACAAAGTCCAATACTAGAATTTTACGTGTGTCTCTATTTTATTACATCAGCTGTTGAGTTCAGCATGTAGATAGTTTTAAGATTGTATTGCCCATCCGGAACATCATAACCTTTATACAAACTACCAAACTTGGGCTTGACTGAATAGTCGCTCCACCACTCCATTTACGTTGGAGAACGGGATGATACTTTAGAGATTCGTCACATCTCATGGAACACATCTTCCATCTGTTTTATGACAAGGAGACTCAGCTTTACTAACCTTTGGCGTTCAAGTTAATGACTAATCCACCTTGTTATCAGTAGGCTACACGTTCTTATCTATTCATAGCCAAACCTCTTCTGTTTCTAGGTCTCTCCCGTAACCCGACTACACTAATATTTCTAATAGTAAGCCAGCAGCTTAGGCTGCCATTCTATATTCGCTTCTTTCAGCAGTTATTGTTTTCCTTCGTTTAAAGAGATTGCGCTCTACACGTTCTAATACCTTCTCAATGCTGTCAAAACCATGCAGGCCCTTATAAATAAGAACACAGCAGTTTGGATTGCTCCACTTACTGTGTAATGAGTTGGCACTCCCCGCTTTATTATTCCTCTACCTCAATTTCTTGTTCGAGGTCGACTTTTATTTCCTTGAGCACTGTCAGCACTTCTTCGGCATCCTTGATTGCGAACTTAGTCTTAACCAATTCGTCGATGATTTCTTTTGAGTCTTCGGATGTCAAATCATCAGCACCGAATTTCAGGAACAGCTTTTCGTAAGTGTCTTTGTAGCCTTCGAGAGCTTCTTCCTTATTAGCTTTAGCAAGGTCGATTTGTGACATGATGCGCTTTTCTTTAGCTTCCATCAACTTACCTTTTGCTTTACCCTGCAAAATTGCGATAATTTTCTTCATGTTTAATTATTTTAAAATGTTATACTACGATTTCTTTCTCTTTTACTATGAATGGTAGAATTTGAAACAAACATACGAGATGTCCAATTCCACCTACGATTATCAATATCCAAGTTATATACCCATCCGTCTAGACCTTTTGTTGAAATCACACGGTTAATGGTTGCAATTTTTCCTGCGTATCTAACCATTTCCGGAACCACACCAATTCCACCTGAAATTGAATCATCGCTTAGAGTTGGAAGGATTTGTACTTTATCTCCTATTTTGAGTTTTTCCATATTCTTTAAATTTTAATTGAACGGTCTTTAGTTCTTGTGGCACACTGCTTGGGAGCTAGCATCCATGGAGCCCAATTATAATCATAATTATACTCATTAGTGGCATCGTACAGTGTGTAACAAGGTCTAAGTTTAGTATTACCTGCACTTGCTATTTCAAAACTCTTTCCACTGTATTTCAACATACCGGCGGCCACATTTGGCCATGTATCCTTACCTGCTTCTCGTCTTGCAGTATTGACTTCTTCGAGATTGCTTATTACGGTGACAATATCTCCTACTTTGTATTCAATCTTTTCTCCTTCTGTATTATATTTATCCATATATATTTGTTTTTAAGTAGTTACTAATTAAAACTTGCCCTATATTCACATACGAGACAAGCGGTTTTTCTTATCAAAAACAAAAAGGTGCGAGGATAGGTGGATTCAAACCACCGACCTACTCGTTCGTAGCGAGTTGCTCTGTTCGCTGAGCTATATCCCCATAATGCCGGTTGCGGGCTCCCCGATTTCGGAGATGATGTTGCAACCGGCTTAAAGTTTAATAATAGGTTGTTAGGTTACCTTATACCCGGCTGGATTTCGTCTTGGCCTTCGACTACTTGGAATAATAAGTTTTTTATAATATTCCTTTCTCATTACCACTGTCATGGTTATTATTAACAAGACTTACTTTTACATACTAATTCATCCACAAACATTATCGTTTGGCGGGCTGTATGCTAATAGTATAACAGTCAGTTCCTACAGAGTATTGCGCACTACTCAATAAGCCTTGTGAAGGTTATTTTCGAACTACCTACAAAACCTTAAATAATTGATTATTGGTTGCCAACTGCTTTTTCAGCGGCTTCGATTGATTGTTGAATTTCCATAGTGTTAAGCCCAATGCTGTTTGCATACAGATAAAGCTTATCTCTACTATCTTTCAAGATATCAACAAATGAATAATCGGGCTCTTCCATGAGACGTTCAACAATGTTTTGTTCGAACAATTGGATTTGTGCAAGAATATATCCTGCTACATACTGTTCTGGAAGATTCTCTGCTATTGTTATAACTGCTTTATGGAACATTGGGCTTTTTGTTTTTGGTTTATAATTCTTTTACGAGACTGTCAATTTCTTCTTGAACATCTTGAACACATTCACGAAGATTGTCAACTGCGGCTACGTTATCCTCTGATGGATTTTCCAGTGCAGCCAATTCAGCTTTTTCGAGATACTCCATGTATTTACGTCTGCGTTCATTTAACTGAGATAGACGTTCTGCCGGAGACATTTCCTCCATTACCATTGCAAAAAACAATGATGTTACATAATACTTTTTCATATGTTAACTGTTCTTTTAATGAAATTGACGAATAAAATGATTGATGATAAAGCCATCAGGTTTAGAAAAATTGTATCTATTAGAGGTATACTCCAATGGATTATTTCATATCCTGCGATGAGCTTAATGAGTACTCCAGTAGAACCAAGTACAACTCCAATACTTGAGATTAGTCCAAGTATTACAATTATAACACAGATGATACTAAATATCTTTTTCATTATTTAATTCTTTGTTATCAGGTTAAAATAAAAAATAGGATAGTTATAAACCCTAAAATTGCTTAATGAGCTAATTTATTGTAATGGGCTATATACTCCGTACTTCTGGCTGAATTTTGAAAGTGGGAAAAATCGTGAAAATAGCAAGGAAATATGTGTGTCCTTCCTCGCGCTATTCCCTCTACTCAAACAGCCAAAACCTTCAAAACGTCCCAAACTTCAGATGTGCTTAACTTAAAGAGAAGTAAATACATGAGTGGAGTATTGGGAAGTCTTTGTGAGCATGGCAGATATTCATTTCTCTGCATGTCTCTGATACGCTTAACCTTTTCGTCTGTAACATATCCTAAAACTGTTTTGAACTGTCCAGACGGTTTGCCAAACTGCTTAATTGCTTTATACAAGACTACGTAATGGGTTATAGATAATAGGAGTGCTACGTGAGAGTACAGATTAGTAAAAAAGATTTACAGATTATCAAAAGAATAAACGGGATATTTCACCCGTTTATCTTTGTCCGTTTATCTCGTAAACGGTAAAACCATGTTTGCAGCCTCAAAATGACTTTTCAAATTTTCGTCTTCTGACGGCTCAAAAAGTTCTTTCATTACGTCGCCAACCTTTTTGTAAATTTCTTCGTTCTTCACATGGTCAAACGTCCATCTATTACGGACGGTTGCACCCTCAATCGTTGGCGCATTATTTACAAATTGCAGATTTACGACTCTTTTTTGTTCCATTGGTTTAAGAACTTCACTATTTTCAAACCAGCCTTTTACGGTTTCATAGGCTGACTTTCCGTTCGTTCTTGAACTGTCGGCAATGATAGAAATTTGTGGCATTGCTCGTACCATTTCAAGCGTGCACCCTTCAGGTAAATTTTCCGATTCGCAAACATTTGCCGTTCGTTGTACTCCGGCTATCGAAACCGAACCAGTTTTAACGAACTCTAAATTATCCGGATTGAATAATAGTGTCAAAAATGCACCGTAAGGATTTGCAGCGCCGCGGATTTGCTTTTCTTCGATAATAGGTAAAACGACTGTTAAGTAGTTTGCACTTAGACCGTTATCACTTCCCGAACTTGCTGCGGTGCTCATAAGGTTTTTAATCTTGTCACTTTTCACGTTTGCAACTGTTAATTTTGCTTTCATCTTTTTTTGTTTTAAAATGTTACTAAATAAAATTTCTTTGTTTGGTGGGATTTTCACCCACCTATTTTTTACAGATTGTTTAACATATTTGCAACAGTTTCAGCACCATACAAACGTATCATTTGCAGATAGTTCGGTGTGCTTTTAGCCTTGTTAAATACATTTACTTTAATCTCTTTTACTTCTTTCTTACTTGTTTTCATTGTCTTATCTCCTTTTTTGTTTTTGATTAATTGATTTTTGATAGGGTGGGAGAAAACAAATATTATTCATTTTTCTCCAACTACCCTAGGGGGGCGTTAGAGGGTACTCTACTCTCGCATTCATAATTTTTATGGGTTGGAAATAAAATAGATTTACCCTACCTGTACGGGAAGTGTACTTCTACTCAAAAAGTTCCTAATTAGAGGTGGGGGGGGGGATTTATAAGTACCCTATATATAATGTACGCGCGTGAGCGCACTTTTAAAATTTTAAAGATAAACACGATTTTTACTCGAAAACAGTACGTCGGGATGCGGTGACCGAGAAAAACGAAGTTTTTCGAGATTACATATAGTTCTTATTAAGTATAGATTAAGTATAGTTAGAGTAAACTTTTGCTCGCAATCGGTTCAATTTTGCTTTTGAACGGTTCAATTTTGAAAATGGTTTAGTAAAAATTTGGTAACTTATTGAGTATCAAGCACTTAACAAATTTTAATGGTTAATATTTTTTACTGTTAGGAAATTGTCGTATCTTTGTAACATCAAACATTAAAAATGAATATGGCAGAAAAAGTACCTCAACACATTCGGGTTCCTAACGATATGTGTAAACAAAGTAACTTAGACCCGACTGACGTATATGTTTATAGCTATTTGAAAACTTATATGAATAAGGATACTTATGAAGCATTTCCATCAATGGAAACCATTGCAAAAGATGCCGGAGTAAGTAAACCGACTGTTAATAAAGCTATCAAACATCTTGTCGCAAATGGAGATATAACTGTAAGGAAAGAAGGTAGAAAGAATGTTTATAAGTTCAATCCTCTATCTAAGAATTTTGAAATGTTTACTTACAAATTTATGAGGGATGTAGACCTTACTACTCAACAAAGAATATATATTATTCTAACTCAACAACATATGTATAAAGATGAAGAAGGCTATGGTAAAATGACTTATTCTGATACTGAATTAGCAGAACAAATTGGATTAAGTGCAGCCACTATTCATCGAAGAAATAAGGAATTAGAGAGTAAAGGATTTCTACAAATCTTAGATACAGGGAAGAAAGATGAAACATCTGGATGTCCAATACAATTAAAGTTATTTGACCTTACTAAGATTGCACAAGATGTACTCTTTATAAAGAAGAAACTTGAAGAACATGACTTACAAATTAATGAAAATAGTAAGACAATAAAGATATTATCTGATAAAATAGAAGAGATGAAGAAAGAAATTGAACACCTTAAAGGAATAAATAGAGAACAAACATTATAATGGATAGAGAATATTTAAAATGGTTAATAGAGGATTTATATATAGTCACTCCAATTGGAGTTAATGATTATCATTCAAAGACTCATATAGGAGAAATGCTAGAACTTATTAATGATAAAGATAGAATAATTTCTTACCGTAGAGAAAGCGATGGTAAAATAGTTTTCGGACCTGTGTTTGGTTGTTATAGATATGTAATAACCTTTAATTACGATGGAACTGTAGAGATTTCTAAAGAAGAGCATAGTACTGTATTTAGCAGGTCTATTCAAGTACTAAATGATATAGATATATTTCTAACTTCCATTAAGGAAACTTGCGGAGAAGTTGTTTATAGCAACATACTAAAGATGTATGATAAAGAACTGAACGAAATCAGAAGTGCATTAAAAAATACATCTATTCCATCAGCTACTACATATTCCAATTATATAGATTTAAAAAGAGAGATGTGTAAAGTTGCAGGCAAAACTAAAATAAATATGCTTACTGATTTCCTTAAAGAGCAGGGAATCAAAATAGATGATAAACTTATACAAGAATTAACAGAGATAGCTGATGAAGCCAGAATACAAGATGCTTTTTAATAAAGATGAATTAACAAATATATAAACCAAAACCATATTATGGAACAAATTATTATAATTAATACAGTAGAAGAACAAGAATTTACCTTTAATAACTTCGATGAACTAAGAGGATATCTTAAAGGTAAGATTTTAAAAAGTACAAATCCAGGAATTCATAAAGAAGCAATTAAAATTTTAAAAGCTTTGGGATTTAACCATGTTATGAGGTGCGTCCCAATAGGTTCTGAATATCCTAGCGATAAAAGAATTATAGAAATCAGTGATAGAGATTTCTTCGTATTTATTCCAGAAGAACTTGATGATTGTGATTACGAATGTGATGATTTCAGCACTGAACTTATTAAAGATTACTACGACCTTAAAGAAAAGCTAATGGCATCCATCTTACCTTGGCCCCTCACTCGTAACGAACTTCGCTCGATGACCTTAGAGCATCTTAATAAGCTACGTATCTTTGCAGAGGAGATGTTAGATAGAGCAGAATCGCTTGACTTAGATGAGGAAATGCTAGAAGGATTCTTCGGAAAGTATGGGATGGAACAAGCGAGACAGCTAGTTGATAATTACGAAATTCAATTAGACAATCTTAAATACATATGGTAGAACCTATTCGTAAGAGCATTATAGAGCTTAAGAATCTTGAACAATACATTGAATATTCTATTGCTGACATTAATAAGCAAAAACAATGGATTGAAGAAAGAAATCAAGAGTATGCCAATATGTGCGAAGAAAATAAAGCTCTTAAAAATGAAATGGAGATGCTTAAAGCCGAATTAGAAAAACTAAAATCAGAATCTGTAAAAGATGAATCAAGAAGTTAATTTAGTAGAAGAAGCATTATATATGGACGCTTATATAGTAGAAGGGTGGATTTATTATCTGCCCTTTACTGAAACAATATTTTTGAATTATGGTTAAAAATGTAAAGGAAATTATTCTTAATAAAATTGCAGAGATAATCACAGAAGATTCACTTGATGAACTTGATGTAAAAGGAGAGAGCATAGCTTTAAAGAAATTAGAAGTACTCAATAACCTATTAATGACTGTCAGAGACGATGATGTAGCTAATGTTCCAGACGAAGTGCAAGAAGGCTCTCCTTACAAAATAGAAGATGGAAATGTATATATTCAAGGACACATAAATCCTAATCCAACTAGTCCTTGCAGTAAGTGTGCTAATTTTTTAGAATCTGTACGAACTGGTAAAGTGTTAGTATGTAATTGTACGTTAGGATTGCCATCAATAACTTGTAATTATGAGTATAAAGGTAACATCCAATAAAGAAGTAAGAGATACAGTCCTAGCTGGACTGAAAAGAAATAAAGAGAAGTATGGAAAGAAGTACTGCCCTTGCTCTTTAGTAAGAGAAGATGATACAGTATGTATGTGTAAGGAGTTTAGGGAAATGGAGGAAGGAACCTGCCATTGCCAACTCTATGTAAAAACTAAGGACTGATGGCTATCTATAATGGTAAAATAAGAACACGATACGGAGAATATACAATGTCTACAAAATATAAAGCTTTAGTATTATTATCTCAAAATGTAAATGTTTGTAAACTGGTTACAGATACATATAGTTCTAAAGGGTATATATTTATGGATTGTTATTCTAGTTTAGAAGATATAAGGGATGCTTTAAATATTAATTGGTCTAATAACTACATCAATGTCATCCTTGTTGGAGATTCTAAAACTGATTATAAAGACAATTCTGAATTTAGAAAATGGTACGATAAATATTTTAGATATGCTAGCGGTATGTATTTAAATAATGGGATATTAGATTCTGACCAATTGGAAAACATAGAGAACCTAATAAGAGATAATCCTTATATACTAGGAGAGATATATGGATGGTTTAATTGCGCATCAATTAAAGAAGAAATATGGGAATGAATAAAACGGATGAAGAGAGAATAGAAGACATGATAACTATCGACTATGAAGATAACATGGTTAAGGTAAAAGCTTATGACCCTCAATATAAAATAATTGTGCAAGAGTGTTATGTAATGCCTGAAGATATCGAAATAAAACCCTTAATGCATAAAGCAGTTATTAGTAAGGTTAAGTATCAAATGTGTAAATTACGTGATGAAGCTGAACTTAAAGATAGAAAGTATGCTAAAGAACTTATGTCATTATGGAATGCATCTCATAGTAGATATAGGGCAATAGCATTTCCTGCCTGCTATACAGAAGATTATTTCATAGCTATATATCCTAAGGATGCGGAAGGGAATGATTTAACTTCAATCCCATTATATATTAAAGGTACGACATTTAAAGAAGTATATAATATATTAACTACTTACATTGATGCGTCATGAAAATATTTGAATTACAAAATCCAAGTGATGTAATGGGAATGATATTAGAAAATAAAGATTTTCATTGCGACCCTACTCAAATAGCTTTAAAGGCTGGAGGGTTAATATCAGCTGTATTCATTCCTGAACAATATAAAGATACTTATATGCATACAAACCTATATAGTAAATTACTTCCCTGTTTAATGACTAATGGAGTATTGTTTGCCAAGATATTCTTTTATTCACCCGATTTTAATTTAGGCTGGGAATGACATATTCTACAATAGGATTGCCGGAGAAACATCTTGAAATTAAATTCGAAACTAACTTTATAGAAATGAACGAGGCAGTAAAAACATGGAATGAAAACCATCCTAACCAATTGATGGTACTTAATAGATTTGAAAATGTATATGTACTTAACGTATATAAAAACAAAGAAGGTAAAGCTGAAATAGAATTATCAGTAACTGCAGATAGCTTTAGAAAGGCATGGGACGAAATAATTAATTTACTCGATGAATGAACTTAGCTCTTATGATTTCATGCTTATGAAATTTAGAGATGCAGTTATAACTCCCGAAGAAGAATTAAATTTAAAGATACAACTTGAGTTAGAACGAGCAGCTAATGAATTTAGCTACCATAATCCCAACTATGTATTAATTGTCTTCTATGATAAAGACACTGATACATGGCAAGGAGACCTTAAATATATGGGAAGAATTTATGCTAAAGGTGGCACAGAACCTATTGCATATATTGGAAGGAGAAACTCAGCACAAGGAGTATTAGAATCAGCAAATACAATAGTAAAACAAATAAAGGCGGATACTTAATCGTACCCGCCTTTTCTTTTATGCTAATAAAACTAATAGAAGTCCTATAGCAATTCCTATTCCATCTGCAAGAATGTCATTCCAATCCCATTGATTTCCTTCTGCCAAACTATCTCCATACTCTTTACCAATAGATAATCCAATTGCGAGTCCTAAGCCTAGCCAGATATTAAATCCTCCTATTAATAGCATTACTAACAGATTAACAATGCAATGTTTTAGTTTGTCACTTTGTTTGAAGAAATCTACAATTTTCTTTAGAAATTTTTTCATAATGTAAAGTTTTAAGTTGTTATAGAATAATCTAGATGAATGTTAACATCATCCCTAATGCGTAAATTAAGATTACAAACGCTGACCACAGTATTGCGTATAGTCTATCTCTCTTTACATCACAAGAAGTATCTTTCTTAGTCACCTTGAAATAGTAAAGCCAGATTGGGACTAAGAATATTAGAAGTATTGCGTGTAGTACTATTAAATTACTTATCATCCTTTTGTTGTTTGTCGTTGAATTTTTTCCAAATTCCTGTTACTGAATCTATTCCTAATAGAGCCATAACACATATTAAAAATGTATCTATCATTAATGGTGCTTGGATGCACATGATAGTACAGTAAATTAATACTGCCATAGCTACAAACCATCCTACTACTCCGCATACCCTCTTAGAGGATATGCCAGAGTGTGAGGTCACCATTTGTTTTATGAATGTTATGAATCTCATGATTCCTTATCGTTACTTCTCGGTTTTGTATATTTCCACCAAGTGTAGTGTTTACGTGTTTTTAAATAATCTAAATCATCATCAAAGTTATATGCTTCTTCTTCAAAGCTAACATCTTTATAAGTATTATGCTGTCCGTCTTTTTCAAGATGCCATAATCTGATGATTAAATATTCAATTCCATACCATAAGTAAAATCCAATATAACCCATTTCTTTCATTTGAGCTGTATGGATTAACTCATGGTTAATTTCCTTCTGTGTTAATTCTCTTTTAGTAAATAATACTCCAAAGATATTTATTGTCTTATAAGAGCCAAAAGGAAAATGTTTAGTCTTTACTATTTTCATTAAGTAGTTGTTATAATGTCTGGATTTAATGGAGTAAGACTATCCAGTATAATATATCCACCTGAGTACTGATATTTAGCGGAGTAAATGCCGTTAAGCTGTAATTGATTTGCCAATACTGGAGTTCCATTACTAAGAACTACAGGGTGTTCATAGTCAATACTATCTTTAAAATATACTGGTAGATTATATCCATTATTATCTATCTTAAATATGATATACATGTCTGTATTAAGCATATCTAAGAATCTAGTTCTTGGAGCACTAACTACAAATCTATTATCCATTACAGCAGGATATTCTGCAGCAACAGTCATAGGGTTATTATGTGCCAACATTTGCCTTATTGTATATAAGGATGTTTCGTTATCTGGAATATTTCCAATTACTTCTTGAATTAATTCATTAGTATTGGATTGTGAATTAGAAATGCCTTTTAACAATCTGCCTAATCCGTCGAGTGGGGAATTACCACAATTACAATAGTTTGCCATAAGTTAGAGAATCGGCAGAGTCTTTAACAAACCTATTCGTATATATTTATTTCCTTTATCTTATTATATCTGTCTTTATACTCCGGACTTTCATGAGTTCCTTTTCTTCCGACTGCTAGTTTAAGAGCTAACTCTTTTTGCTTCTTTGCATCTCCAGTAGCTACAGCAGGACCCCACTGCTTTAAGGATTTATTTATATTACCATAGTGGTATGCTGCCTGAGCCATGAGTAATCTAGGTCCTTCACTTATAGTATCTGGCCTATTTGTGTATTGTTTCATTTTCTTCATTATTCTATTATCTGAAGCTCTCATATCTTCAACAGCTGTATCCTTAGCTTCTTGTACAGTCCATTTACCAGCAAGTATTTTTGGCTTCAAATTTCTATGAGCCCCATAGGTATAATCAGTTCCCCATCCAGCCGTGTTGCTATCGTAGTTTTTTACAATACCAGTTTCATAGTTAACTCCTTTATCATTTGGATTTTCTAGATTTCTTATATATTGAAACGTAGATTCATAATCTAAAGGTTCAACTTTTCCAACTTCAGGTTCTTTACTTTTTTTAAATAGTTCACTAACAAATGGATTTATATTACCTGTTAAAAATGAAGTTGCAAGACTAGGACCATATTCTTTAATAACTTCGACAGTATTAATAGGCTCCTTAGGTTCTTCTTTAGGAAGTATAGACTTAACTTTATTAACTGCTTGAACAATTAATCCTTTCTGACCTTTAGCTATTTGATTATATACATTAGTAAGTGCTTTTTTATATTTAGGGTCGGTCGCGTATCCTCCCTTTACTACACTATCAATAAAGTCCCCACCGTTAAAGGCATTATATCTTTTATTATTTAACAATGATACATGATAGTTAGCATAATCATTAATATCTTTAAAGTCTCGGAAGCTATCATTAATATACTTATCCTTTCCTCCAATTACTTCTCTAGTTCTTCTAACCGTCCCTTTACCTTTAATTCCTCCGAAATTAAATTTACCAGATTGACTTTTTCCCCAATTACTTTCTAAAGCTGATTGAGCTACTAAATATTTGGCATACTTAGTATCTAAGCCTTTAGCTTTCAATGCATTTTCAAATGCAGGAGTCATAGTCTTTACAAAGTCTTCTTTAGCTTTAAATACTGTTGGGGCTTCTACTGCTGGAGTAGATGGTTCTTGTGGTTTAGGTGAGGTTGGTAAAGGTGAAGTGGATACCTCTGTTGCAGGCTCTTCTTTCTTCTCTGATTCTTTTTCAGATTCCTTTTCTTTAGCCATCTCCATTACCTTTCTTCTATTAGCTTCCAATCTATTTACTGGAACTTCTAAAGGCTGTATTTCAATTTCTGGCTGTTCAAAAACTGGACCTGAGTAAGGAGTTATACTATTGTAGGTAGTAAATATATTTCCTCCCATTTGCTTTTTAGTAACTGGACGTTTTAAATCAGACTGAGGAGTTGTAGACTTTATGAATTTCTTCCTTCCATCACGTTTATTTCCAATTAGTTTCTTCTGATTCTTTACTAATTGGGACTCCTTAAATACCATTGACATCTTATTTCAAGTTTTGCTGTACCCACGTTTGGAACTCTTCTTCGTTTATACGTTGAATGATTCCTCCCATTGCGTGTTTCCACTTGGCGGCATTACGAGCAAAATTAGCTCTTTTCTTTTGTAAAGGAGTTGCATTAGGATTGTTTAATACTGATTTCGCATGTTCTTGTACACTTTGTCCAGCTTTCTTTGCTGATGCAGTAAACTTACCCTTGTTTTCAGGTTTTATATGTATTCCACTTCCATTCTTATGTTTTGGAACTAATCTTCCTCCTCTTTTAAAATAATCTGCTTCTTCATAGCTAAGTGTATTTAAATAAGCTATGGCTGCTTCGTGCAGTCTTTCCGATAAACTCTTATTCCCTTTCATAGTATAATAAAATAATTATTTCATTTTGTAGACTACAAAAATATAGCTAAATTTGCACAATAACAAATGAAAGAATGAATTATATGAAATAATGTGGAAATTACAAGTAAAGATTTTTAGAACTATTTAACTATTTAAGAATTTGAAGAAACAAAACAATTAGTATGTTAGATTTTATTAAAAAGGTGTTCAAATTCATAGACGGAATAAATCCTACAATTAAAACCATTATCATAATGGCACTACTTTTCTGGTGTACTCAGGTATGTTTGGTAAACCAAAGTAGGATATTTATTACAGACTATGTTGAATCTGTTGAGTACAATAACAGAAAATCTGAAGAGTATTCTTTAAGAACTTCGCCTAAAATTAAGAGACAAATTGAAAACATTAAGAACAAAGATGCGGATGCTTCAAATGTACTCTTATTATCTTTTCATAACACAAAGAAAAGTTTACAAGGTTTCTCCTATATGTATTTAACAGCACTTACTGACTCACCTAGAGGCATAGATGACGAAAGTTGTGTTGATATATGGACTAATTTACCTTATTTACAATTCACTGATGAAGTTGAAAAAATAAGAAGAGCTGGCTATTTAAGAATAGACTCCATTGAAGCTATTAAGGACAAGTTCCCACAAATTTATAAGAAACTAAGATTAAGCGGAGTACACTCAGCAGCTTTTTACCCCATCGAAGGTATGGACACTGAAGGAAATATCGCACCTATTGGAATGATTGTAGTAATGTATAACAAACAAAAGAACTATTATTTAGGATACTACAACGAATGCATTTCGCCTTCTATACAAATCCTTTCCACATTGTTAAATTATAACACTACAGCTAAAAATAAATAATGAATTATGCAAGTCGATAAGAAAAATGGAAACGTGTGCTATAATGATGAAGCACATATTTATTGGAATGAGAATGATGAGTCTAAGTATATATCAGTAACTACCCTTATTCATTCATTTACTCAACCTTTTGATAAAGAATTTTGGAGTGCTTATAAAGCATTAGAAAAGTTAATTCCTAAAGATAGTTGGGCTATTGAAAAGAAATCACTATTAGCAACAAAGAGATTTGATTCTTCTATATTAGCTTTATATGATATCGAAGAAGGGACATTTAGTAATACTCAACAAGATATACTAGACGAGTGGGATAAGGCTAATAAAGACTCTTGTGAGAGAGGAACTGCAATACATGCAGAACTTGAAAATCAATATTATAAGAAGCCAAAGAATATTAGCTTAAAGAAATATGGACTTGGTGGTAAGTTTGAGTGTAAAAAAGGATATATCGAGTTAGATATGCAGCAGGGAGTTTATCCTGAATATCTAATTTCTTACGAATCAGAAGATGGGCTATTAAAGGTTGCAGGACAAATAGACTTACTTATTAAAGATGGTAATGACATCTATATTGTTGACTACAAAACCAATAAAAAGATAGACCAGAAATCTGGATTCGATACAATGACAAAAAAGAATGCAACTATGCTTTACCCGTTGTCAAATCTAATGGATTGTAATTACATGCATTATACAATGCAGCTTAGCACATACGCTTATATGCTACAGAAAATAAATCCTGATTTTGTGGTAAAACAATTAATATTAGTGCATTACGACCATGAGGGAAACGAAACTACATACAACTTAGACTATCTTAAAGAAGATGTCGAAAGAATGTTTAGCTTCCATAAAAAGAACGAAATTAAAAAAGCTCAAAAGGCTAAAAGACAAAGGATAGAGTATTAATCCAAGTAGAGAAGAATAAATTTTAGGAGCATTTTTAAAGCCTTAAACTAACGCTTTAAATGTTAAGCAATGTAATGAAGATTCGAACGGATTAATATTATCCTACTTTTTAAATACTATGAATGTAGGACATATTGTAACTGGACACTTAAATGAATTGCTGAATTTGAAACAAGATATTTCAAAAGCAAGGTTAGAGATATGTAAAACATGTCCCTTATTTACTCCCAAATTGGGAGGTATGTGTAATAGAAGATTATGGATAAATGCCCAAACGGGAGATGTAAGTACAGTTAAGCAAGATGGATATGTACGGGGATGCGGATGTAGGTTAAAAGCTAAGACTACAGAATCAAGAGAATCGTGCCCCGCTGGTAAATGGTAATAATGAAAATGAATTATGATTAAAGAAACTGAAGAATTAAGAAAGTATATCTTACAAGAAGTTGATACTATCGCAAATGCAGTTAGAACAACATTGGGCCCATGTGGAGCCAATGCTATTATTAGCAATGAGTACGGTACGAGAATAACCAAAGATGGAGTTAGTGTAGCAAGAGCTATTAAAGAAGCTCATAAATCTCCTGTCATTGATATTATTCAAGAAGTGGCAGAGAAAACTGGAACAGAAGCCGGAGATGGAACAACATCTTCAACTGTATTCGCCCAAGCACTTATACATTATATATATAATAATCTTGAGGAAGACACTAACCTATTAGAAGTTAAACGCTACTTAGATAGATATAAGAAACAGGCTATCGAAGTACTTAAACAATTGTCGGAGGAATGCAAAGACTTATTAAGTATTGCGAAAATCTCCTGCAACGGAGACGAAGAAATTTCCAAATTAGTTGTTGAAATTGTAGAGAAAACTGGACTTGAAGGAGTAGTATCACTAAAAGAATCTGATACATCAAATACAATCATCCAATATACAGAAGGACTTAAATGGGAATCTGGATTCCTATCCCAAGCATTCATTACTAATGCTGAAAAGCTAGAGTGTGAATTTGATAATGTTAGAGTAGAAATCTATGATGACAAACTTACTTCTCTTAAACCTTTACTAAGGAGTATGGAGATTTGTAAGGCTAATGGATATCCATTATTAATCGCTGTAAAAGATATTGAATATGATGTTTTAAATACAATCATCTATAATCAAATTCAAGGTAACATTAAATGCTGTGTGATTAAGATTCCAGGACATGGGACTTATAGACAGGATTATATTGATGACCTTAAAGCTGTGATTGGAAACGTGGAGTTAATTGATAAAGTAATAGTTGGGAAACGTAGTACTTTATTTGTAAATACTAAGGGTAATGAAGAAACTAAAGCTACAAGAATAGCTGCCCTTAAAACAAGATTAACTCTTCCAGAAGAAAATATAAAAGATTTACAAAGCAGAATTACTAACATTAATAATGGTTATGCAACTGTATATGTTGGAGGTGACTCTGTAATAGAAATTAAAGAGAAAATTGATAGGTTCGAAGATGCTATATGTGCAGTTAAATCTGCAATGGAAGAGGGTGTAGTAATTGGTGGTGGTAATACACTAAGAAACATTGGAGATAACTTAAAAATGACTGGAAGTTCTGCTGATAGCGAATTAGCTTTCAATGCAATTAAGGCAGCTTGTTCTTCAATATTAGAACAAATTTATGCTAACTATGAAGGCATTACTAATTATGAATACGGAACCCTACATATGGCTCCTAAATATTTCTGTTATACAGACGAAATAATGGACATGGTAGACGACCCTGCTGCTTATGGATTAATAGACCCGACTAAGGTTATTAGATTAGTTATTGAAAATGGAGTATCAGTTGCTGGAACTCTTATTACAACAAATTGTTTAATTATAAAAGAATAATGAATTATGGAAAATGATGTATTGAAATTACAAGAAACAGTTATCGACGCAGCTGCAGACGCTTTTAAAGATGATATCGAAAGTGTTGTAGGCAAAGTTATTGAAAATGCACAAGACTTACAAATTATGCCAATTAATGCTTACGTATTAGTAAAGCCTTATGAAGTAAATCCTTATGATAAGATTGAAGTGTCAGAAGGTGGACTTGCTATGAATACTAAAGAGCATAAAATCTTTAACCAAGACAAGGGCGAAGAAGAAAAGGCAGAAATGTGGGAAAGAGTCGGAACAGTTATAGAAGTGTCTCCTCTATGTAAATTCTTACAAGAAGGTGATGATATTTTCTACAGAAAAGGACAGGCAATACCTATCTCATTCTTAAAACTCGGACTTGAAGTTGTGGCAGAGAACCAAGTATTAGTTGTAATAAACACAGGCGTTAAAGAAAGATTTAACGGAAGAGGTTTTAATCATTAAGAATTATGGAAGAAAAAATATACTTTTTGCCTGGCGATGTGGTAACACTACGTCAGGCAATTCCTTATAAACCAACTATGATTGTGGTAAAGAAGGAAAATAAAATAGCAAGACCTATCAAAGGTGTAACACTACAAGAAGATAGAAAAAGAGAAGATAGTTTAAAAGGAATTAAATGTAGATGGTTCACAACCGAAGGCTTATTACAAGAAGCCGTATTTAACACTAAAGACCTTATTAAAATAGAAAATGGCGACTAAAAGAAAAGAACGTAAACAGAGAGAAAGTTGGGCTAAATCATATGCTCAACAAACAATGCAATCTGGATTACAACAAATGGGTACTGTTAAACCAGCTACACTTTCTTATCCAAATCTGGGAACTAGAGTAATGCCTCAAGGAGAGCCCAAAGTCACAAATCAATTTACTCCAGTACAAACCCCTGCTACTAAACCTACAATGTCTTTTAATCAAGCATTTGCTGCTGCACGTAAGCAAGGTTTAAAGCAATTTGAATGGAGGGGAAAACAGTATGGTACTCAATTAGCTACCCAAGCTCCTAAGGCAACTCCTAAAGCAGCTCCTGCTCAGAAACCTGAGCAACCTGCGCAAGCTGCAACACCAATTCAACCTGTTCAGGCAAGTTCTCCGATATCTCCTGTCGGTCCTTACGCTGTTGGAAACAATGTAGGTACGCAAGTTGGAGGTGACAGCACTGTAGGTCCTTATATGTACTCTGCAGAGGTTTTAACTAAATCCCCTGGCTATAATCCTATTTACGAATCTGGCAGTAATCCTGATGTTTATAATATTGGACGTCCTCATTACTGGGGTCAGAAACAGTTTACTGGAAGAAGTAATCCTCAAGTAGAAGCTGCAAGAGAAAGACTTGATGCACGTAGGTCTAACCCTAATCAAAGAGGAAGAATTCAATATAGTAGAGAAGTAAACGATGCTGCAGAGAACGCAAGACGTGGGGTTGGAGACTGGTTATCTAAGTTTTTTGTTCCTAAGAGAGAAAAGGGTGGAAAGTTAAAGGATAAGCAAGAAGAATTTATTGCATACTTAATTGAACTCTCTGGAGCTAAAGATGAAAAAGACCTTGACGAATACATCCAAGATTTAGGACAAGATGGTCTAAAACAAGAATTTGAAAAATTTGAAGAACTTATGACACAAGGAACGGAACAAGTACCTGCTGCTTCTAAGGGGGCAAAACTTAATTATATTAAAGCTTTAAGAGGACAATGTCCTGACGGATTTGAAATGCAGTACTTTAAAAAAGGTGGAGTAATGTGCAGTCAATGTATTAAAAAGGCAGAAGCACAAAAAGCACCTAAAAAAGCTGCTAACGGAACTAAAGTAGTTCAGAACTTTAGAGATGATATGGCTAAAGAGAAATGTGGTGGAAAGATGAAAAAGAAAGCCACTAAAAAAGAGAAAGGCGGAACAATGCCTCAAGATACACCTAAGACTAATAAGCTAGCTCCAAAGACCAAAGTTCAAATTAAGAAACATTTCTTCGGAGGTAAGCTCTAAACTAAGTACCTATGGAAAAAATATTTCTATATGATAATAGGCTTAATAGGATTGAACTTAATGTCCCTGAAATTTTATTAGTAAGGGAGTTTGCTGCTTTATGGGAAGAGAAAAGAAATATTACCAAAGAGGATAAAACTGGAAAGTTTAAAACCAGAGCTTTTAGAGAATTTACATATATATGGCTGGCACTTGACTGGCAATCTCCTTATGCTGATTATTCTGAGCAAGAAAGACATCAAGAAGCATTAAAAGATTCTGAATTAACTCAGAAAGAATTTGATGCTCCAGAATTTAGAGCAGCTTGTAGAAAGTATAGAGCTTTACAAGAAGAAACTCGTTCTATTAAGATGCTTAAAGCAGCACAAAACACTGTGGATAAATTCATTGATTATTTTAATAACATTGACCCAGAAGAGAGGGATTTACAAACCGGAAAACCTATTTTTAAAGTTAAAGACATCATGGCTGAGATTTCAAGTTTATCTAAAGTTAATGATGAACTTAAAGCATTAGAAAATCAGGTTAAAAAAGAAATGGTTGAAAATTCTACTCTACGTGCTGGTGCAGTCGATGGTTATTTACCTAAAGACTTTTAATAATGGCTAGAGGGAGAAAAAAGAAAATAGTAGAAGAACCCAAAATAGATGTTCTTCCAGAAAATATCCAAAAAATCATACAGGAAGTAAAACACAAGGAAGACCAAGAATTTAAGGATGAAATTACTTCTTTAATCAAGGCTAGGAAAGGAGAATGGGATGTCACGATTAATGAGGATATCCCATTTTTTGATTCTAATTTATCCTACGAACTTACTGGCTATAAACCTATTGATGCAACTCACGGCTTAGACTTTGACCCTAATTGGTTTACAGAAGCGAAAGAAGGATTTCTTAGAACAGGACATTACTGTACTTACAAACCTGGAACTAAAGCATATAATGATTTTTGGGATACAGAATACAGAAGATGTAGAGATGGAATGACTGTTAATGGTTATACAATAACCGGAGATAATTATTTCTTCTTAAACTATTATCAATTAATGGACTTGACATCAGCAGATAAAGCTGGTGCTGGTAGAAGGTATGACTTTCCATCATTCTTCGTTAAGCAATACGAGTACTTCCATTATGTTGAACTTTGTAAGAAACTACGTTTAAATGCAATTGGACTTAAAGCCCGTGGAGTTGGATTCTCTGAAATCGGTGCCGCCATTGCAGTTAATACATATAATTGTAGACGAAATTCTATTGTAGTTGTTGCTGCACAATTAGAAAACTATTTGACTAAGACATTAGATAAATGTTGGAAACAGCTTGACTTCTTAAATGACTATACCGATGGAGGATTCTTTAAACTTAGACAAGTTCAAGATACTACATTAAGTAAACGAGCTTCCCATTATAAAATGATTAATGGTCAGAAAGTAGAATCAGGATGGATGGCTGAAATCACAGGTATTAATGCTGACAAACCAAATAAGATTCGTGGTGACCGTACTGACTTACTTATCTATGAAGAAAGTGGTTCTTGGCCAAATTGGAAGAAAGCTTTTGAGCAGGGAGATGCCTTAGTAGGTATTCAAGGTTCTAAGTTCGGAATCAAGATGGCTTGGGGAACTGGTGGAGATAAAGGTCCTGCATTAGCCGGTTTAGCTAAAGCTTATTATGAACCTACAGTATATGATGCTTTACCTTATAGACATTCATACTCAGCTTCTGGAACTGAAATCATTACAGCTTATTTTATTCCTGCCTATACCATTATTAACAAACCGGGATTTGTAGATAAGAGAGGATGGACTGACCCAGAGAAGGGACGTGCTTATTATGAAAAAGAAAGGGATAAAAAAGCTTCAGACCCTGAAACATTAATTATCCACTGTGCTGAATATTGCTTTAATGCTGACGAAGCATTAGCTCTTGAAGGTACTAACAAGTTCAATAAGGTTCTTATTACAGAGCAGATTGCCAGAATACGTATTGATAAAATGGCATTACCTGTTGAACATGGTTCTTTAGAATACACATTTAATGGACCAGTAGCTAAAGAGAATATCTCTGGCTTTAAATGGATAAAAAATGATTCTGGTAAAGTTCACATAGTTGAACATCCGGCATGGGTAACTCACGATGATATTCCTCAAATGCGTAACATGTATGTGGCAGGAATAGACAGTATTGACATTGGAGCTAAAGATACTTCTGAAGCAACTAAAGACCCTTCCGATTTCTGTATAGTTATTAAAAAGAGAGTCCGAGGACTTGATGACCCAATGTATGTTGCTTATTATAAAGACAGACCTAATGATGTTCGTGAAGCTTATAAAATAGCGATACGGTTGTTAGAATACTATAATTGTCAATGTGTAATAGAAGCGACTAGAATGTCTATGGTTACTTGGGCTAGAGAAAATAAGTATCTGCATAGGTTTATGAAAAGACCTAGTGCTACTATGCCTAATATGTTCGGAAAGCCTAGTCAACAATATGGTGCTCCTGCAACTGTTGCAGTAATTGAACATCAGACAGACTTAATTGCTGACTATATAAATGACTATTGTCATCATATATGGTTCCCAGAAATGCTCGATGAACTTACTCGATATAGTGATGAAAATAAGAGAGAGTTCGATATTGTGGCTGCAATGGGAATGGCTGAACTTGGAGATGAAGAACTTCAAGGAGTAGTACCTAAAGCAGTAGAAAATACGGATGATGCCTTCGAAGATTTTGGATATTATATAGACGAGCACGGATATAAGAAATGGGGAACAATTCCCAAGAAGGAAAATAATATCATCCCTAAATACGATTTATTCCCATATCATTATGACAACGACGGAAATAGAACAAGCAATCCTAGATATATTTAGGAGACGCTATAAGATGGAATATACAAGCAAACTAAAGGTTAAAGAACTTCCAGAAGGAGGATACTCAGCTACGTTTGCTATGAATAATATTGATAAACCATTAGTAATTTCAGCACAACTAGAAGGAGAGAAATTCTTAAAGTACATAGAACAAGAACTCCTAAGTAAAAGTTTATGGACAGTAGAATATTTCTTAGGCTATCAAACTTTACCCGAATTTTGTACTGAAACACCTGAACAAAAAAAATGCAATAATGAAAGATACTAAGAAGAACGAAGAGTTAATAGAAGCTACTAACAGGGCAATCAGTGAGTTAGTCTATCCTAAGTACAGATTGCAAAAGGCATATAACTACTATAACTGTGTTCGTGATGCTGAACAATATCGCTTTCTCGAAGAAAACTATGGAATAGGACAGCCCACATCAGTAGAATTTATACCTCTTATTAGAAAACATGTTGATGCTTTAGTGGGAGAGTTTCTAGGAACTCCAATTCTACCTAAAGTATCTTGTAAAGATTCTGAAACAATAAGTAATATCAACAGAGAAAAGGAACTTAAAATCTCTGCAGAAGTATATAACTTATTACAGAAACATTTAAAAAGCTCAATGCTTAGCTTTATTGATGGTAGAGATATCACCGATAAAGCAATTGAAATGCAGATACAAAAATTAATTGAGGATTTAGACCAATCCTTTATATCTCAATATGAAATAGCTGCGCAGAATGTACTTGAGTATATCATGCAGAGTAGAGATACTGACCTTATGACTAAGTTAAGAACTCTCTTCTTAGATTTACTAATTACAGGATATGCATTCTATAGAGTTAAGGCTTCTCCCAGTAAAGAGAATATAGCTATTGAAGTACTTAATCCATTAAATACCTTTATTGATAGAAATCCAGAATCTGTATATATTAAAGATTCTTATAGAGTAGTTGTCAGAAAATGGCTTACTAAGAATCAAATCCTTAATACATATGGAAGAGAACTATCTAAAGATGATTTAGCTAAGATTAAAGACATGTGGCATGAGAGTTTTGATACTTCTCATTACTATGTAAGGTCTTTCACTGATGTTAAATCTGGAGCTCCAATGACTGATGGTTTGGAAGCAGGTAGAGAAATAGTTCCAGGATTCCCTGATGAAGCTATCCAATCTTACAATTACAAACTAATTCCTGTTTATGAAGTCGAATGGACTGAGACAGACAAAGATTTTGTAATGCAAAGATATGAAACTGTTCGCATAGGACAGGAAATCTATATCTTAAGAGGTAAGATTGAGGATGTTGTAAGAAGTAAAGACAATCCTGCATATTGTGGATTAACAGTTAACGGAGTATACTTTAATGATAGAAATCATGAGCCTTTCTCTCTTGTACTTGCTTGTGCTAATCTGCAAGATAAGTATGATTTATTACATTTCTACAGAGATAACTTAATTGCTAATAGTGGAACATCCGGAGACTGGCTAGACTTATCAGTACTACCCACAGCTTTAGGAGTTAAACTTCCAGAAAGAATTCAGAAGTGGATAGCTTATAAAAAAGCAGGTGTGGCAATCATTGATACTTCGCAAGAAGGGAGACAATTCAATAACAACACTACCTATTCCGGATTTGATGATACTGTTAAAGCTCAAACTATCCAAGGAATCCAAATTGCAATCGAAGATACAGAACAGACGGCAAGCTCTATTACAGGTATCTTTAGAGAAAGATTGAATGGGATTCAGCAAAAGGATGCCGTTACTAATGTTCAAGCAAGTATGAATAATTCGTTCATCATTACTAAGAAGTACTATCAACAGATGGATTTAGTAACTAATGAATTACTTTTAGATTGTTTGAATAAAGCTAAAGTAGTCTGGAAGAATGGAAAGAAAGGAACCTTAATCTTAGGTGATAAATATCAAAGAATATTTACAGCTCTTCCTAAATACTTTACAGTAAGTGACTATGATATTCATATAGTTACAAGTACTGATGTTATTAAAGATATGGAATCCATTAAAGCAGTTATCCCTGAATTTATAAAGAGTGGAACTCTTGAGCCAGGAATTATCTTTGAAGCATTGACAGCAAAAAGTCTCACTGACCTTAAATATAAAGTACAAAGAGCTCTTAAGGTTCAGAAAGATGAAAATGGACAAGTGCAACAACTTATGCAGCAGAATGAACAGTTACAACAACAAGTTCAAGAACTTCAACAGCAATTACAACAAGCTCAAGGTAAGGTTGAATCTCTTAATGAAGCTAGATTGCAAATTGAAGATAGAAAAGCAAGAGCTGATGAACAAATTGGATGGTACACTGCTAAGACAGATAGAAGGTCTAAAGATTCTAAAGCAGCCAACGATGATAAGAGAACCGAAATCGAGTATGCTCAATTATACGATGGTAACCCTAATAATAATGAAGTAAGAAATATATAACATATGACTCCTACATTTAACGTATGTAAATCAAATGTATGTGGAATTATAATCACTGGTCTCACTAAAGGGGCTGGTGGTTATCTTCCAGAAGATTCATCAGAAAGTGTAGTTGGACAATTTAAGTACAGTGAAACTGTAACTGTAGATGTGGTTCAATTATCCAAAACTGATGATACAGAACTTATTAAGTCTGTAGTTATACCTCATACAACAGAAGACGATGAAACTACTGTTACTCTAAATAAAGATGGATTATTCAGTATTTCACATATTATAATTCCAACTACTGAATGGCTACAAAAAGAAAACCAAAAGCCTGATAATACTCTAAGTTCCTATGCAACGATTTATGTTTCTGACGGTTCTAGTATTTATAAGTATACTGATGGTCAACTTGTTGAGTGTCCTGCACTTGAGCTAGCAGAAAGGAATCCAGATGGAACCACAATCTCTATAAGTGAAAAAAGTACCTTTTCCATTTGTTATTTATCGAAATGTTTCGTTACTTTGTGCAATGAAATCTTGAATATGAATCTTTCAAAGTGCAGAAGCAAAAACACTGATTTGGAAGACTTGACATTTAAAAGAGACTTTGTGTGGATGACTATCAACGTTATCAAGTACCTTGTAAGCCTTGGACAGTTAGTAGAAGCACAGAGAATATTAGAAGAAACAGATACTTGTAATGGAATTTGCAATTCTATAAATATCGAAAACAAAACATTAACAGGACGTTCAGGTTGTGGATGCAATTGATTTACTAAAAGAAAAAACGATAGAGGATTATAAAGCTTATGTTAAGAAATTAAATAAAGGATATCGAATGGATTATTCTTTAATCTTAAATGAAATTAGCTTTATTGAAACATACTCTAAGTTAGATAATTGTGACTTTATTTATCAACATTTAATTAATACTCAGTATGACTGGAACAAAGCAATCAAATAATAATATGATTCTCGATGATTGGTTGATGGAATCTCCTAAGCCTCTCGCTCTCGAACATATGAAAGGCAAGACAGTCTTTATTTCGGGATGTAATACTTGTCCTACTGAGGAAGGCTATCTTAAGAAAGGAAACTATTTAGGTGAATTTCTTACAGAAGCAGACAAGGATAAAGCTAGAAAAAATCTAGGAATTGAGACATTAGAAGTAGATGTATCTGCAGAAGAAGTAGACTACACAACTGATAGTGACCCTAACATTAATAATGTGAAAGATGCCTTAGATAAGCTATTCTATGTCGATTTAGCTATAAGTTCATTTACTGTTTCTCCAACAGAAGCCGAAACAGGTTCTACTGTTTCATCTTTAGTATATAATTGGAAATATAACAAGGATATACAAAGACAGACATTTGATGGGGAAACTTTAGATGTGTCCATACGAACCAAAACTATTAATGGGCAGTTTAAAAATACAGTATCTAAATCACTTACTGCTTCTGACGGCACAATGGAAAAAACAAGCACTGCTACACTTACATTTAAAGATGGAAGATACTATGGAGTAAGTGCTACTGACCCAACTGTTGATGAAATCGTTTCTAAGTTTACAAGGAACTTAAATCTTAATAAGGGTGGAAGTTTTACTGTGAATGCTGGAAGTGGACAATATATATATCTTTTAGTTCCTTACTCAATGAATAATATTTCATTTTCAGTAGGTGGATTTGAAGGAGGATTTGAAAAAGTCAATGACAATTATCAATTTACAAGATATCCGGGCACTACTATTAGATGTGTCCTATTTAAAAGTGATAATCCAAGTTTAGGAAACACAACAGTAACTATTAAATAACATGGCAGTAGAATTAATTAGTGAAATAATTCAGAAAAATGGTCAGGATTTCGCTCTAGTTGATGCCAATAATATCCGTGGTGGTTTCTACCAAGTAACCACAATGGACGAAAGAAATGCTATTCCAGACAAAAGAAAAAAGAATGGAATGCTTTGTTTCGTTCTAAACGACCCTGATAAAGTCTTCACATATCAATGGCTGAATGGTTATTGGATTAAAGCCCAACTTGGAGGAGGGGGTGGTGGAGAAGGAGACTCTAGAGTAGAAATAGTATCAACTCCCGAAGAACTTGCTAACAGAACAGACTTAGAAAGAGCTGGACAGATTGTATATGTCGAAAGCACTGATGAAGTAGTATTCTGGTCTAATAAAGAAGTATGGAGTTCATTCGACCATGTTAGAATACAGGAAGAAGAACCAACAGATAAAAACGTTCTATGGGTAGATGTATCTGATAAATCTATTCCTGAATATAATAACGAAGATTTAAAAGCTATCATTGAAGCTGTAAATGAAATAAGGAAACTTGTAAACAAACATGAGTATGCTTTTACTCATGAAATGGTTTGCGGTGGATTTACTGACAGCGCTAGAGAAGCAATGATGGCTGCAGCAGAACCAGTAGAACCTGATACGGATGATACAGCTACTACTTTAGTAGAAGAATATCCAGATTATGCTGAATATGAAACTCCTAATGTAAAGCATATTGCTGTTAAAGCAGGTACATATGCAGAGCTGCTTGATAATAAACAGAACTATATAGATAACGAACTTTTATGGTGCACAGACACTAAACAATTATACATTATGAATAACGGTACTCTAAACTGGGTAAATAAAGCAAGCGGAAGTGGAGGTGGAACAGAATGGGACCCATCGGTATTAGACCAGCTCGATACTATTGGATTTGTTACTCCTAGTGGACAAACCTATAGGATAAAGTTAAACGATGGTGGAGAAATGGTTATCTATAAGAAAGAACTGGATACTCCTCAATCAGAACCTCAAGGTGGTCAAACTGACCCTTCTACTGGATGGGTATATGTTACTTCTCTGTTCTTACAGAAGCTATATATAAACTCAATATATTGCGGAGGTTTAACTGCTGATGAGCACAGTTATAATTACTGCTCTCACCACTTTGTTGAACTATCCAATTTAACTACAGAAGATATAAATTTAAATGGACTTTCACTACAATATTCAAGTGAAGGAACACAATGGCAAGTATTACCATTATGGGGAACTATTAAAGCTGGCTCTACATTTTTAATTAGGGGTGCTCAATGCTCTGTAATGGATGCCAATACAACTAAGATTAAGGTTAAAACTTATGATATGGAATGGAAAGACTCCAGTGGAAATCTGATTAAGTTTGACAATACTAAAGCTAAATTCTATCTTACTTGGGGAACCACTCCATCATCTGTAAAGAATCCATATTCTAATACTGATGGAAACTATAGAGTTTCTAAAGGATATATAGATTTAGTTGGTTTTAATAAAGAGAATGCAGAATCTCTTGATACTATTGATGCTAGTGAAAATAAACCTTATGCATACCTAAGTACAGATAAACTCTTTACTAAGTATTATGCGATGGACCCTGTAAGTCAAGCAACTAAAGCTTTAAGTGCTAGAAATAATGCTAATGACTGGTACTTTGTAGACCTTACTAAGGAATTAGTTCCAAGTGTTGAAGCGTTCACTCCTAGAGCATCATTTGAAAATAAAACAATATTCTACAATAAATCTAAATTAGTAAACCTCAAACCTAATTTAATATCTTGTACATTCGGAAGACAGGCAACTGCCCCAGACGCATCGAGATGTTTTAACTGGGTATCTGTAGGTTATTTTGATGAATACTTATGGCATAGACCGAAAGGGGAAACTGATGATGGACCTTGGGTTAAAGTAGAATCATTTAAAAACGAAACTGGTGTTCGTAAGTATTACAATCGTATTAGAATGGAAGCTACTGATGGCACTCCTTTTACTACACATAAAGTAATTCTTCAACATCTAGGAGTAGGAACTTATGAATATAGAGTAGGTAGAGCCGATGCAAACGGTAATCCAAGTGAGTTTGCAAGTGATAGCTACACATTTACAGTTAGAGGTACTGACGATGTAAAAGATGATTTTACATTTGTTCAAGTAAGTGACCAACAAGGCTTTAACTGGGATGAATATAGAGTATGGAATATTGCTGCTGATTACATTAAAAATCATGTTCCAGAATGTCAGTTTACAGTTAATACTGGAGATATGACACAGAATGGAAATAGAATTAATGAATGGGTAGATTATTACAATTCAAGAAAATCTCTATGGGGAGTTGAAGAAATGGTAACAGTAGGAAATAATGACCTATGTCCAGCTAATATGTATATATTAGGAAATGGTGGAGATAGTTCAAAAATCAATCCTTCTAATATGTCATTCTTCTACACATTTGAATTTGATGAAACAAATCCGCCTGTATTTACTATAGAAGGTAAAGAAGTCTTCATTGATTCTCTTTACTCATTTACATATGGTAATGTACACTTCATGTGTGTAAACTCTGAAATTACAGAAATGACTGAAACTAATATATATGGACTAAGTACTGGAAAGATTACTTATCCCTATATTAAACAATGGTGTCAGAACGATATTGAAAGGGCTTCTTCTGCTACATGGCAAATTGCTTACTGTCATGAAATGCCTTTCACTATTATTACTCAAAATGTTATTCAACAGTTCTACTGGAATAATACTGAGAATAGTAAAGTTGAAAGAAGTGGAAGCCACTTGAATTACAATGTACCTGACTCCGATAAATATTGGTTTAGTAAATTCTGTCAAGAAAATAATATTAGACTGGTAATGGGAGGACACAAACATACTTACTCAGTATCATGGCCTTTATTAGAGAACTTTAAAGAAGATGGAACTCCAAATAGTATGAAACCTATTATTCAGGTTACTCAATCTGACTTAACTACTTATTTTAATAGTGATAGTTTATATGAAGAAACAGAAGGAGACTTGAAAGGACAAAAATTCCCATCTGCATGGAAGACTGATGAAAACTTCAAACAACATAAACACTTATGTACATTTGAATTAGTTGAAAAAATTACAGCTCCTGTATATGCGATGTGTCAAGCTACGGGTTACAAACATACTTCTAACAAAGAGTTACCTGCGCCTAATATTCCTTGGTTAAGAAATTACTTCCCAGCTACAGTTAAAGTAGTAGACCAAACAAACATTACTGCAACAGTAAATGCAGGTCAGAGATACCCATTCTATATTATATGGAATATAACTCCAACCAGAATTACTGGAACAGTTAAGAAACTTAATTATGTCTTTACATCTGCTGGCAAATTTAACATTAATATTCAAAGTAGTGTTAATCCTCCAGAAGCTATTGGTGGAAATGGAGAAACCAATAACGGTAATGACTTAATTATTATCGACGCATGAGAAACAATAAATCGTAACGATGGCAAACATTAAATTGCAAAACGAAAAGACTGGTACTTGGGACGTTGTCGCATCTGGCAACGCCTCTGGTATTAGTACTACAAATCCAGCATTACTTGAGCCAGGAGAAATAATAGCTTCTGTTGACCAAGCAATGTCAAGGATGAATTCGAAGATTGAATTACTAAAACAGAATGTAAGCTGGCTTGCCAAACATGGTGGTGGCGGAGGAGGTGGCGGAGAGTTTACTTTTTCAATAGCTATTACTAATGGTGGTATTACTTCATCTGAAGGTCAAAATATTCTATATTCTACAACTAAAGAAGTAAGATTAGAATATTTGATTACAGCATTGAAAAATAATCAGAAGTTTACTATTACTGTTTCACTAGATGGAAATAATATTATTAGTGGGCAAGATGCCTGGTCTGGAACTCCAGGAACATTAGTAATTAAGAATATATCTCAATATTCTTCTTCTAATAGTCACTCTGTTGTAGTTACTGCAACGGATACAGAAGGTATTAATGCAACACCTTACATGCTAACAGTTATTGAATCTTCAATTAATCTGTCAAGTAGTGTACCTTCAGTTACAGCAACAATTGGACTTGCCTATAAAATAACATATTCTATTACAAATAAGGTATTAGCATCTGATACATCCTTAATTGTAAACAATATTACTAATGGTGTTTCTAAAACTTATGACTTAGGAAAGTTCTCATCTACAGAGCCTTTGCTTTATGATGTAGATTTCTTTAGTTTATTTACAGGAACTCCGACTGCTGGTTCTTCTTATACTATTGAAGCATTCGCACAAACATCTATTGATGGTAAAACTATTTCATCTGAAACTGTTACTAATAAAGTTGTGGTAGAAGATGGTACTTCTCTAGTAGTACTTGTAGATGGAATCACTACAAAAGAAGAAGTTGAGGCAGGAGCTAAACCAACTGAATTCCCTCAAGGTGGTAATATCTCATTCTCTTTTACTCCTTACTTATCTGGAATTAGTATTATATACTATGCAGTAAGAATGAAGAGAGGGAACATTACAAGGGATATCGGGTATTTCGAACCAACGGAAGAACATCCGTTTAATGAGAACCAATACGTACAAAGAGGTAAACAGCAAATCTTTAGCTGGGCTATTGCTCAAAACGATGATTATCTTGGAGATTGGCAAATAACTCTAAGATGTTGGTCTGAAAAAGGTTCACCTATGACTGACACTGAGTTAGAATGTAATGTAGTAAAATCTGCACAATCTTTAATTGCTGACCAAAATCCAAGAAATACAAGATATGCTTCATGGAACATTAGAAATGAGTTCCCTCAAGCACCTACTGCATCAGCTTGGATGTCTCAAGAAGATAATTATATATCTCCCGGTACTGTAGACCCTGTGGTTGTTCAGACCAACATGAATGTATATAATACCAATGGAGTATTATCTGGATTCTTAACAGACAATGGACAATCTAAACTAAGACTAAGTGGAGAATCTTATGCAATCATAGATTTACAGCCGTTTAACTATGACATTACAGATAATAATAACTGGGGTAAACTTGGATTTACATTCTCAGTAACCTTTAAAACTGACTTACATCCATTTACAGATAGAACATCTTTCTTTATTGGAAGTTATAGTTCTGATGGAACTTTCTCTGAGGGTATTAAAGTAGGTCTTGAAGATATTATTTGGTCTTATACTGACGGTAATGTAAAAGAAACAATCTCTTGTAGATTACAACAGAACACTATTAATACTCTAGACTTTATCGTAGATAAAAATAACGGTGAAGTAAAAATCTTTATCAATGGTATTCTTAATGCAGCAAGAGAAATTAAATCTGACTTTACATGGAGAGGAGATACTAAATTTTATCTGGCATGTGATATAGATGCAAATAGAAATATCAGCAATTTCTCTGATGTAGAATTCTATGATATTAAGCTATTTAGAAGTGCTTTAAATGATAAACAAGTTGTTATTAATGCTTTAAATGCAAGAGCCAATTCATCTTTAAAAAGTGATGGAACTGTAGACTTCTCTGTTTACAATACATGGAAAGCTAAAAACTTCTTTAGTACTTCTGAATCTACATCTTCATCAACTCTATGGGACGACCAAAATAATACATATGCGAACATTAACTTCGATATGTTAATTAGTGACTCTAATAGAAAACCACCTCTTCCTGTAGTTTATATAGACTGTGGAGGTTCTGGATTTACTAAGGCAGTATACGAAGCTATCGGAGCTAATCCAACTGAATATACAGGTTGTACATTTAACTATTATGACCCTAATTCTTCAAAAGGTTCTTCAGTATCTACTGGTGAAATGTCTGTTCAAATTCAGGGAACATCATCTACTGGTTATCGTAGTAAGAACTTGGAAATCAAGTTTAATAAAGAAATTAGAGATGATGGCGGAAGTCTTATTGGACCTGAACTATTCCAACCAACAGAGACATGGATGCCAGAAAATCAGTTTACACTAAAAGCTGACGTTGTGGACAGTGCTCATGCAAACAATGCTTCTATTGGTAAATGGGTTAATGATAACGCTGACTTGCTATTTGATAAGACTCCTCCAATGGAGCAACTTGAAGCAAGAAGACCTGTTGATACAAGAGACACTGGGGTTGTACATCAAAATGTAACTATTAAACATACACTTGAAGGATTCCCTTGTATTCTACTTATTAAGTTTGATGGAACTGATACTCAAGAAATGCTTGGTATATATTCATTCAACTTAGGACGTAATGCTTATTACAATATGGGATTCAAGTTCTTTAAATCTTTCTCAAGAAGAATTAAAGATACTTCTGGAATCTATCAAGAAACTCCTTGTCCTGCTTTCATTACTACTTATGAAACATATAAGGATAATGAGAACTTTGGAACAATTAACCAAAAACAAATATACTCTTATGAGTTCTCTGAAAATGCTAACTTAATTGTTAAAGATGATGGAACTCTCCAACCTACTGCTCTATTCTGGCAGGACGACTTATCTATCCTTCAACACGTTGGAGAATTTAGATATAATGGTGCTAATGGAGATAATTCTGATGTATCAGACAATGCAATTTGGCAGAGACTTCAACTACTATTTACTGACTTAGCGAGTATGACTGGTGAAGCAGTAGATAAGTATAGATGGAATACTCAATCAAAGAACTATGAGAAAACTGGTTCTACATATCCAGCACAGCAATCTTGGTCAGCATTAGCCGATGATTTGACAAATAGGTTAAGTATTAGAAATGCTTATTCTTACTTTGTAATCTGTGTAGCTTTCGGACTTGTGGACTCTCTAGGTAAGAATATGACAATCCGTTCATGGAACGTTGGAGGAAGTCTTACTGATGAAAATATGAACAAATGGTGGCCTTGTTTCTATGACATGGATACGGCATTTGGACTATCCAATACTGGTGAAGAAAATGTACCTAAAACAGCCTACCTTGATACATTTGCTAATGCAAAAGTAGAAACTGGAGTTAACTCTTTAGTTGTTACCGCAAACTCTGCAGAAGGTGGTTATGATACTTATTCTTCAAGACTATGGGATGTTCTTAGAGATACTCGTTTTATTAATACTGGGGTTTATTCGGGAGCAGGTTATAATGCTTTGTGGGAAACTTGGCGTTCAGTAGATTCACTTCTAAAGAATGCTAATTACTATGTTGATGATTACTTTAGTATTCAAACTAAGAACTGTGGTGAATTACTTTATAATTATGACTATAAAGTAAAATACTTAACTAAATATACTAAGGATGGTGATAGTTCAGCTTCTTATGCAAACATTGAGTTCTTACATGGACCTCGTGTTGAATTTGTGAGAGACTGGCTAAAGAAAAGATACTACTTTATGGATGGAGTATTCTTCTATTCAAATAGTGCTTTAATCCAACCTTATAATGAAAAGGGTGCATTTAAATGTGGTGGTGCTGAGGGCTCTGCTCCTGTACTAACTGTTAAATGTAACTGTCCATTAATCTTTACAGTTAATATCGGACAAACATCTGCGGGAGACATTAGATATTTCGTAGATGAAAATACTCCTACTAAGATTACTTTATCTCCTATTTCATCATTTAATACTCAGATTACCATTAATGGTATATCACAAATTAGTGAAATGGATGGATTGAAGAATATGAGATTTCAAGGATTTATGTCTACTCTTAGACTTCCAAGTTTTGCTAATGTGGATATTTCAGGTGTTAAGACACTATCTAGTGCTCCTATCTTATTTGAAACTGCATTTATTAATGACCAAGACTTCTCAGATGTAAGACATATTGATTTAAGTAATACGGCATTCTGGTCTGGAAACAGTGGTATAAGTACATTTACTGTAAATATTGAGAAATATACTAAACTAAAGGATTTAAATATTTCTGGTTCTTGTGTAACTTCTTTATCACTTCCAAATGCTTCTCTTTCTTCTCTGAATATTACTAACTCAGATGTAGAAAAGATTACTTTACAATCACAACCATTTTTAAGTGAGGTAGACTTTACAGGATGTAAAAAATTAAAAACTGTAATTATAGATTCTTGTACTGAAATCGAGTCTCTAACTTTAAGTAGTTTAAGTGACCTTGATTCACTAACAATTACAGGATGTCCTAATCTTAAGAGTATTATATGTACTAACAATACATCTCTTACAACATTCTCGATATCTAACTCGAATAATGTTGAAACAATAGACCTTTCAAACTGTAATAGTAGAAGTTTACAGATTTATATAGTAGGAGCTTCTAAGATTAAGACTCTTAATCTATCAGGAACGACTACACCAGAACCTATTCAATTAGCTCAAGGATTAAACACAATTACATCTCTTGATTTAAGTAACAGTTCTGTATCTGCATTTCAATTTGGTAATGAACCGATTGCTACTTATAAAGGCGAAAACATATTGGATTTAAGTCCATTTACGCTATCATCTTTAAATATGAGAAACGTAGGTTCAGTAAAATATGTTAAGTTCGACAATAATAAGAACAAACCATTCCCTGTAGGAAGTTCATTCTTCGTTGGATGCTCTTCATTACTAAGAATATTTGGACACTTATCATTAAATGGAACTGGTATATTTAGTAACTGTAGTAACTTCTTTATACATGATATGCCAGAGACTATTCCAACTCCAATCATTGGAGAAAATGAATGGTTTGGACCTGATACAAGTACAGAATCTGGTAAAACTGAATGGGCTACCAATACAAATCTGGATACTAATTTCACAATAGGAACTACTACTTTATCAAGTATGTTTAGTTCAACAGGATGTAATCTTTCGGATGTATATTACATACTGCAAAGATGTAAGAATGTCACTAGCTTAGCAAGTACATTTATTTCTTGTAAGAACATAACAACATCTATTGAAAACTCATTCAATAGAAATATGTTCAAGAATTGTGGAAAGGTAACATCGGCAGATAGTTTATTCTATTCTACTGGAGATTTGACTGGTATATATTATAGTCCATCTCACGATGATAACGGTAATATAACAGCCTATGATGGATTGTTCTCTCCGCTTGTTAGCCTAACAAATATGAACAACATGTTTAGGTCAAGTGGAACTAAATATTTTGATGAATACTTCTATTCTCCTGTAAACGCTAATGGTGATACTTTAAAGATTACTACTATTAGTTGGAGTTTATATAATGAAGTATTTATAAAGAACGCAAGTGTAGTTAAATCAACTATAGATGAATCAGAACATATATATGCTCGTGCAAGTATGTTACTGAAATATCTTCCAAACTTAGTAACTTTAGGTTATGTATATCAAAGTTCTATAACTAAGATTGAGTTTGATTTAGACACTTATTCAGAAGGTGGAAATACAGCTTCGTATTGTCCTCTATTCTTTAATAATCCTAAACTACAAACTATTATAAGTAGTTTCAACTGTATGGGTAAAGGTTCTTTACTGAATCTATTTGGCGGAGATGAAGTATTCAGTTCTCTAAAGAACAACTTCCCACAAGCTTTAACTCATATTAGAAACTCCTTTAATTGTACAAGAGAAGGTTCTAACACTGTAACTTGGCCTATTAAAAACTCAATGTTTAGTAAGATAAAGACTTCTATCAAGTTTATAGGTCCTTCAGACGAAGGTAACTTTACAACAAGCGGTGGTAGTTTTGCTGGTTCTGGTATAGTTAAAACATTTGTTCCAGATGTAACTGGCGACAAATTCCCATTTGATGTATTTAGAGGTTGTACTAATTTGACAGAAGCTCCAGCTTTCTTTGCAAAAATGGTATTACCGGCTGGCACTACAACGGAACTTCCAGGAACAATATTTAATGATTGTTCTAAACTTACTAATGTATCTTATATGTTCTATAACATGAGCAATATAAAATACAGTCTAACAAGTAAAGGTTTCAAGAACTGTAAGTTAGTAAATGTAATGGGATGTTTCGCAGAAGAAGGAAATAATTACATTAAGACTGGAGGAATTCCTTATGGATTATTCTATATGGAAACAGATACTAAAAAGCAATTTACTGGATGGAATCACACTGATTCAGTAGCTTTAGATATAGATGAAACATTTGGAATTGATGAAGAAGGTAATTGGATTCCAGACGAAAGTCTTCCATCTGCTTTACCTGCAACAAGAACTTACGAATACACAAGAAAGTTCTTAAATAGAACTATTACTAATATAAGTAATGCTCTACAAGGATTTAGTAGTACAGAAGCATCAAGTTACACACTAGATTGGGGAAATCTAACTTACGAAGACTGTGGAGATATAATCAAGATTAATGAAAACTTCAACCCTGTTGAATTCATTAAGAACTCTGCTTATGACCCAAGAGAAGAGATTCCTAATCCAAACTATAATCCTGATAACCCAGGCTCTGAACCTGAAACTATTCCTAATCAGAATAGAGATATTCGAAGAGTTATTAAGAATTCATCTTATGACCCTTACGAAGAAATGTGGAACTATTGGGCAGTTGATGGTAGAGTAGGTGTAATTGATATTCTAAAGAATAGTGATTTATATCAAGCAGTAGAAAATGGTACTATAACAACACTTCCTAAGGACCTTCCTGCAGAAATGGAAGATGCTAATGATAGTAGAACTTGTATTAACCCAGGTTCTTATACTACTAAGAGATTAGTAATGAACTACATATGTCCACCTGACTTCTTTATGTATTGTAGAAATGCAAATGGAACTACAGTGGCTAATGTATTCTGGGGTAGTGGAATATCTTCTTACTCAACAAGTAACTATCAATCTTATGGTATCTGTGGTAGAATTCCACCAAGACTGTTTGAACCAATCAATGCAGTAACTAAGTTAGAAGGAATATTCTATCAATGTTTCATGGTTAATCCATATACTTGGCCAACTTCTACAGAAGCAGGTATAATGTATCCAGAAAAACTGTTTGCATCAAGCAGAAACTTAACATCAGTTAAGCTAATGTTTGGATACAATGAAATTCCATCTAATATTACTTTATCTTCATCTATGTTTGTTAATAACCTTAACTTACAAGATGTTGATAGAACATGGTTACATTGTAGATGGCTATCTGGCACTTCATTACCTAATCAAATTCCTGCTGACTTGTTCTCAAGAAATGCTGGTTTAAGTAATGTTAGAGCAACATTTGCAATATCTAATATATCAGTAGATAGTTCAGATAATACTACATCTTCTATTGATAATTATGGTGAAGCTCCTAAGAAATTAGATGGTAACTTAATCACTAGAACTAAACATCCAAATATATCTAACGTAAGTTATATATTCGGAGGATGTACTTCAACAACAGGTACAGTTCCAGAGTTCTGGAATTGGCTAAATAAACTAAGTTCCAAATATAGAGCACAACCTTTCTATAGAATGTCTAAAGCTAACATTACTAATAGTGCAAGTATCCAAACAGATTGGGCAGTAGGTATGGTTGAATAATTTTTAAAAATAATATAATATGTACGGAAAAGTAGCAAATAGAGAAGGTAAGATATCTTCTGTTCAAGTTAGTATTCTGCATGATGTTCCTGCAGGAGACTTCTTCCCAGGAGTAAGATTCTTAATCAAAAATATTACAGACGATAATATTACGATAGCAATTAGACCTGCAGGACAAGAAGATTTTGTAACAACAGTACTATATCCAGGATGGAATCCAGAACTATGTGAAGAAATTCAAGAAGTAGAAGAGGGAACATTACAATATGGGTACTAATTTGACAAGCATTGGTATAACAACCAATGCAATAGGCTTTGGCTCAAAAGCATCAGGGGGAGGAGTAATTCTTCCTCCTGAGCTTGCAGCTAAAATTGTCTGTGTCTGCTCTGCTTGGGGTAAAAATAATAACAGTTCAGATAGAGACATAGTTAAAGATAAAACTGGCAACGGGAATGATTTCCTGCTATCTGGATTTGATTATACAACAGGAAGCGGATACAGTTCTTATGCTACTGATTATATGACCTGGACTACTAATTTATCTAATGTTCCATTAAGTGAACGTACCACTACTAAGTTTACTGGATATAATAATGATAGTGCAGGACAGATGGCTATATATAAGAATTTAAGTTCTTATAAAAATATTATACCTGCATTTAAAATTAAGGTAACTAATCTTAAGCATACCATTAGATATTATTACATAAGTCCTGAGACTCCTACTACAAGAACATCTCTTACTATATCTTCTAATGGTACGTATGCACTTCCGGCTTCGCGAAATGATTTATATACTGGAGAAGGAACTAATATAGGATTTGCCTTTGATGGCAATGGTGGAGGAGCTACTATTGAGCAAATTCCGGAATTTGAAGGAGCTTTAGTAACTGATGGTGTTGATGATTTTATACAGTCAAAGAATACAGTCACAAGCATGATTGGAAACAGTGGTAAGATTACAGTAGTTTCTATGATTGGAGTAATAGGACCAATGCCCAAATACCCGGATAGTAGAATGAACGCTAACTGTATTAGAACTAATGGTCAAGCTTTAGCAATGAGAACTACAGTATCTCAGAATGCTATAGGGCAAACTGGAATCTTTGGATATCAAGTCGATGGCTTTAGTAATGGAAGTTCTACTGCACAAGCTAAGTCTGTAACTACAATCTTAGGAGACAAAAATAATTATGCAACTCAAGGTGGAACTTACAGAGATACTGATAAATTCTATGTTGTAGGATATGATAATTCAGGAACTCCTGCAGAATCTTTTAGTGTAGCTTGGTATTGGACATTCATAGCTAATGATATTCTTACTCAAGATGAAATAAATCAAGTTATAGCTGCTTACAATCTTGATAATCCAGGAAAAGTAGTAAAACCTCAAGTTTACTATAATGTAGCTAAACAGAAAATCAATAATGATAATCACAATGAATTTGGAGATAAACTCTTAGATTACTCTGGAAATGGTTATGATTTACAACTTTATAACTTCGCATGGGAAAAACAAAGTGGAGTAGGCAGTTATCCAATATCCTTTAAAGATTATACTTATGTTACTTCCAGAGCTATTGTTCAAGTCAATAAAGACAATTTCATAATTACAGCCAACAGTACTACTGGAAACTTCTTAGAAATAAATACTAAGAACAAAACTTTACCTACTTATAAAGTAAGAGTAGAAGGAACTAACACCATTACTAATGGTGTACTGAGTTACCGATTTAATAATACAGAGGGCGTAATATCTCGTATGAGTATTCCAGAAGATGGTGAATATGAAATACCTGAATCTCCTGCTACTGTAAACTCTATTTATAGTGGATGGTGTATTAATGGTGGGGTTAATGATAACCTTAATATTAAAATTACATTACTTCCTACTGATAATATTGATGATGCTCTTTGTCTAGATGGTGTGGACGATTATGGTAAAGTATCTGGACTTTCTATTTTAAAGGATTATACAGTAGTCGCTGATTATCAAAGATTGTCTGCAAAGGAAAATAGTCAAGATGCTCCTATATTATCTAAATCTAAAATTCAGGGTAGTGGAGCTTTCATATTTAATTTCTTAAGTTCGAGTGGTAATATAGTTACTTATTCATTCGGAGCAAACAGTACACTTGGAGCAGACGATTTAAAAAAGAATATTTATTATCAATCTAAATATATAAATAATGGTAAGAGTATTATTGCAGGCACAGCAATAGATTATAGTGAAATGTGGCTAGGGACTTATAGAGATAATACATCTAATTGTTTCAATGGTGCATTTTATTTTTCTATGCTATTTCCATATTCTCTTTCCGAGTTCTTATTAGAACGCCAGATTAAGAAACTAAAAGCAGGCACTCTTTATCCAGGAATGGTTGAATGGAGACCTTTCATTGTAGCTAATGGAGAATATTCTATAAACCATTATGAATATACTACTGATAATGTTAACTGGACTACATTTAATCCTGGAGATTATATTCCTGTAGGAAGTACAGTAGTTATCTGGATTAATACTCCAAATGGTAACGTTGATGAAGTTACATCTGTAAAGATTAACGGTAAGGACGCCCCTAAATATAACTACAGTGAAGAATATGGTTATGGATTTACATACACAGTAACAACTAAGATTCCTCAAAAGATAAATATCTATATGGATGCTTATATTGCTTACGAAGATATAATCCATCCTTACCCAAGTCAAGTATCATTACAGTATAATTCTAAGAAATATACATGGGGAGATAAGATTAAAGTTGGAACTCAAGTAACTGTTTCTTTTGAAAATCTGCTAAGTGACCTTTGTACTGTAGAAGGCTATAAATTAAATGGAGAGGAATTAACATCTTCTAAAGTAGCTATACAGAAAGAAATGGTATTTGATTATAATACTGTCAATTGGAATCTACAAGCTCCTTTATTTGTATATAACCCTGCTCTAATCAAGCTTAATAATACAGGCTTGAAGAGATTACAGAAACTTCCTGACATATCTGGAAATAGGAATGACCTATTGCTTTATAATATGACGTTTGAACCTAACAGTGGATTAGGTGAATATCTAACTGATTTTAATCAGAATTGGATATTAAGAGATTCTACTTTAGAAAATCAAACAGTTACATACACTAGAACTACAGAGGGAGGAACATTCTTTATAAATATACCTAATTCTGTAAAAGTAGATATTCCGTCTTTTAGTGTTTATGTAGATTATGTTTCTTCTCGTAATCCTTACTATTATTATTGGGACGAAACAGGTGTAAGACAATTTGTATCTTTAACTAAAGGTGTGAATGTTCTTCCAGCCAACTATGCTTCTAAGAGTAATGATAGTAATCTTACTGGTAGTGGATTCCATAGTAGTTATGATGAAACAGTTACTATTAAACAAATTCCTGCAAACGAAGAAGTTTTATACTTCGATGGAGTTACAGACTACGGTACTATACCAACATTAACTGCTGGAGGTAAGAGTCTACTAATGAAAATGAACAATAAGACATTAGGAACTATTGTTTATGACCAGAGAAATCATTCTGTTGAAGATGCTCCATTTGCATTATATACAGGAAGTGATACAACAGCTTATAACTATAGAAATCCAAATGGAACTACTTACTTAGACAATTTAGTTAATTCAAATGCACGTGGTAATAAATTAGTTGATGTTCCATCTGTAGTTACTATGTCTAATGACTTAGTCACCACAGAAAATAGTGCATCTCCTTGTATAGGAAAATCAAGAGCTGGAAGTAGTGCTTATTACTCACAGTTTGCATTATATAATTCTGTATTATTCCCAGAAGTTCTAAATGCTGCTGATAGGGCAAAAATAAATGAATGGTCTGGAATTACTGGAAACTTTGTTAAGTTTAATCCTATCATTACAAGTAATATTCCTTATAACATGGTAATGTTCTTCGATGTAAATACAGGACAGCAAATAGGTAACTTCCCTAAAGCATTATTAAAAGGACAGCAAGTTCAACTTAATATTCAAGTTAAGGATAGTGAACTTAATGAAGTGTCTAAAATAATTGTTAACGGTGTTGAATTAGAACTTTACTCTAAGGATGAAGAATTTGTACATTACAGATTTACCGTAGAAGAAACTCAAGTAGTAGACATTACTATTGACGAATATATTCGTTATGAAGATATTGTTCAACCATATCCTATATTATTTAATTTAACAGATAAAGATAATACTGATAAGGTATATACTTATGGAGATAAGATTAAGCTAAATTCTATCATTAAGGTTAAATCAGTAGTTAATAAGGTTATAAATCTATATAGTATTCATGGATATCTTATTAATGACGACCCTACTATATACTCATATAATCAAATTAAAAATGCAGACATTTTAGTAATTAAAAATTTAACTTTTAATTGTAATAGAAATTGGCTATTATCATCTGTTCCAGAACCTCTGTATATTTATGACCCTTCGATGATTGACAATACTGGTCTAAAGAATCTTGGTTATTTGCCAGATATGACAGGAAGAGGTAATCATTTAGTGCTAAATAATTTTGCTTATAGCAAAATGTCAGGTAAGAATGGATATTTATTTGATTTTGCAACCATAATTACTAGCGCTATTAAAGCTTCTTATACAGAAGATACATTGGTACTTAAAAAGAAGGATGAAGTCAATAGATGGATTGTTACTTTTGGTAAACCTACTGAAGATTTTGATTTATATATTTCTGGAGACTTTACTGGAAAATGTTTGTTAGAATATTCTCTTAATGGAAGAAGTCAAGGTAATGTTACTGTTATTAAAGATGGTTGGACTGCTGTTCCTGTAAAAAATGATATAGAGTATGATAACATATATCTTAATGTTCCTTCTGATTACAATGAAGTTTCTATTAAACAGAAAGCCTATTATGACGGAGCTTTATGCTTTGATGGAATCGATGATTACGGAACTGTTCCTACTCTAGATTATGGTGGTAAGAGCTTATTTATGAAAGTTAATTGGGATACTTTCGGCAGATTTGTATATGACCAAAGAGCTACAGTTAATATCTATGATTTAGCAGTTTATATTCATTCACAACCAGAAGGTACAAAGATTCCTGCTTATCAAGTTAGAAATCAAAATGGATATACTTACATAGATGGAGTTTTAAATAAATATATTATTCCTGATAACTTAGTAGATAAAACTCATGTATTTGAAGCAGGTAACGCCGGAACAACAAATGATAATTCAGCTACTCCAAATATAGGTAGAGCAGTATCTGGTCAATCGTATGCTAAAATGGCTATGTATAAGACAATGCTTCTACCAGAGATTCCAAATGACGAAGACCGTGCAATTATTAATGACTGGTGCGGAATTGAGGGAGGGTATGTCAAGAAACCATCTTATTACTGGGATGTATATGGTAAAACTAACAGTACTACGGATGAAGCTGACCCACATACTCAAATCAAAGAGCAAGTAAGATGGCAACAAGGTATTAGTCAATCTAATATGTTCCTACGAAATAATAACTTTGCATATGAAGGTATGAGTGGTTATGGTGGATATCCTGTTGTACTTGGAACTAATAAGACTTGGGATGTTATTAGAGCAAATGGAGACGGTAATTGGGCTTATGAGTTATCTTCTAACAAAGTTACTGTTACTAAATCTCTTAGAAGTAGTATGTTTACATATAAATATTATTACTTAAATGGAACTCCTATTGAATTTGAGATACCTTCATTCAGAGTTAAGATAAGTGGAATACAAACAGACCAATATGTTACTTATTATTACATATCTGAAACTAAGAGAGACTATAGAACTGCTCTACAAATAACAAAAGATGGAGAATATACCATGCCTAAGAGTTGGTCCGTACAAGCTTCTGAAGAAACTGGTGCTAATGGAAATAACTATGTTGGCTGGGTTGTAGGCGTTACTGGTGATTGTAATATTACTATTGAAATCTTACCAGAATATCCTAACGGATTAGTATTTGATGGTATTGACGACTATTCAAACAATACTTATGTGCCAGGAATGAGTGACTTTACTGTAATTGCCAAACGTAAGGATTTAAAAACCAATTATGGTTTACTTATCCATAAAGGACCTTATATTGATGGAGGTGCTGAGTTTGTAGACAGTTTAACTGCAGGCTGGACTGGCGATGATGAAAGGTACTATTCTTATGGAAAAAGTGCTATTGTTACTTCTGTAAATAGTGATATTGTTTACTATACTAAGACTTCATTTAACGGATTACCTGTTACTCCAGGAACTAACGAAGGTGGTAACGGACTAGAAATAGCTAAATGGGGAAGTGACTATAAATCAATGGTATTCTATAAGATGTTCTTATATCCTAAGACTATAGATATGTTATCAATCAACATGGTTAAGAACATGTTTGAAACTGACGGAATTATAGATTTAAGTAATAAGTTGTTTGATACTACGGTTTCCCGTGATTTCAGCAATGATTTTAATAATGACTTTAATAATTAATAAATATGGCAAAGTGGCAGAATTTAAAAACAGCAATCTCTGCTGTTATTAGAGAAAACGGTACTCAAGAAATTACCGGAAGCGCACTACAAACTACATTATTAAATATGGTCACACAACTGGGAGAGAACTATATGTTTGCAGGGGTAGCTACCCCTGCATTAGTTCCCGGTTCTCCTGATGGTAATATATTCTATATGACATCGGAAGTAGGAACATATACTGGATTTAATAATATAGAAGTAGTAGATGGAGAAATTGCAATTCTTTTATGGAATGGAGCTTGGACTAAGCAAAGTATAGCTGTAGCTAGTAAAGCAGAAGTTCAAGAAGTAAATGCTAAACTTGAAGAAATGCAAAAAGGTATGGAGGATGTTTATGCCTATGGAGTTGAATGGGATTCCTCAGTAGCAGACCCTACACTTACAAGAATAGGTAACATGACATTACACAGGTCATTACCGATTCAATCTCAATTAAAAGGCTGTGTAGCAAATCAAGGAGTAATTAATTATTACTTAAACCCTGATGATTGGTCTAAGAAAGAAGATGGTACACCATCTGTATTAGACGGAACAGACGGAACAGTTAGAGTACACGTACCAAGATTTTGGGGAAAATCTGGAGTCTTAGGAACTAAAAGATGGGTTAAAATTTCTTCTGTATGTATTGATGATACTTGGACTGAAATTCCAGAAATGCTTATTGATGCTTACAGAGCAACGACTGACAATACAGCTACAACTAAGCTAGTCTCAGTGGTTAACACTACAGTACCGTTTAGAGGTGGAGGTTCGAGAGCTGATTATGATAAGTACTTAGAGACTGATGTATTCAGAACAGACTTAGGAAAACCAAGAACAGCAATTACAAGAGCAGCTGCAAGAACATATGCAAAAAATGCAGGAGCCGAATTATTAAACTACGAATATTACAAATGGATAATGTTCTGGTTGCCAGTGATTGAATATGCTACATTTAATATGCAAGCTAACTTCAATCCAGATTTAACAGCCGATGGATTCCATCAAGGTGGATTAAGTGCTGGTATTACTAACATGAGTAACTGGACTGAATATAATGGATATTATTCTATTTGTCCCTGTGGTTATGCTAATGAGTTAGGAAACTTCACGGGAACTAAGAAAATTGATTCTTATACTTATGATGTAGTTACGACTGGAAGAACAAGTATGGCTGCTTATACTAAAGATACTGCAGCAGCTACTATGGCTAATGATGGTACTTCAGTTAAAATCACTAATGTTTTAAAAGCAAATACAAGATACTTGTATTCAAGTTGGATGTATCAATCTGGGGAAACAGTTTATACAGTTACAGGATTAGCAGAAGGACAAACAATAGAGTTTTATACTAGCTCTACGATAGTTGCTACAGCTACAGCTGATGGCGATATAACTGTAAATTGGCCTGTTGCAACAATTGCAGAAAGAGCTATACGTTCTCAATTTACAGGAGCATGTAACATTACACTTGCAATTAAGAGTGCTTCTACTCCAACAGTTACACCTACTAAACCTGCTATGTATGTAGCAAGATATAGAGGATTTGAAAATATATTTGGTGACCTTTGGACTAATATAGAAGGAATTATTATTCAAGGTTATCAGACTGATGGAGCATATACTCATAAGAATGTATATACAACAATTAATCCAGAAGATTACGGAGAGACAGAAACACAGAAGGCTAAAATGAAGCTTATATCTAGTCAAGAAATTCATCAAGACGGATATATTAAAGACTTCGACCTACAAACAACAGGGGAAATAGTACCCTCTGCCGTTGGGGGAGGTACAACCACATACATGTGTGATTATCACTACACAGGTAGCAAGGATAGTAGTTTAAGGACGCTGTTGCTTGGCGGCTGCGCTAATGCCGGCAGTTATGCTGGTCTTGGTTGCTTCTATTCTAGTTATGGGGTCGGCCTTTCCGGCGCTAATGTGGGCTTCCGTACTATAAACAAAATAGAAAATTAATTTACACAACATATAGCATCTAGGGCGCTATTTTTACCTTACATCGGGTTGCAAGGACAAGGACTTACTGTTAAAAAACTGTTACTTAGCAGCAACGCTAATAACAGCAGTAATGCTAGTCTTAGTTACTTCAATTCTAATAATGGAGTCAGCAATTCCAGCACTAATGTAGGCTTATTATATATTTTTTCATTGATAATTTTGTTTTTAATCATTTGTCTAAATAGCGTCCTTGCCACTTGGCAAAAAATAACGTAGTATTAACTTTAGGTGTCAGTAGGTTTATTCTCGAGGACTCCGTATTATAATATATAAGACTTTGAAAAGGATAGGATATTTGCATGAGCAGGTCTGTAAACCTGCCAACATAGAACTTGCTGATAGAAAAGCAAGAAGACATAAATCAGTTAGATGGGGAATTCTTAAACATGATAAACATCGTGAATCGGAGAACGCTAAATTAGTAGCTAAACTCCAAGACTTAACATATAAAACTTCTAAGTATAGCACATTTAAGATATATGAGCCTAAGGAAAGATTAATCTTTAGGCCTCCATATTATCCTGATAGAATCACACATCATGCTATAATGAATATTACAGAACCAATCTGGACAAATATATTCATCAAGCAGACTTATTCCTGCATAAAAGATAGAGGAATACATAATGTTGCTACTGACTTGAAGAGAGCTCTAACAGAGCATCCGGATGAAACTACATACTGTCTTAAAATGGACGTTAGAAAGTTTTATCCTTCTATTAATCACGATATTCTTTACACTCTTCTCCAAAAGAAGATTAAAGACCCTAAATTACTTAAATTATTAAAGGAAATTATAGAGTCAGCAGAAGGTGTTCCCATTGGTAATTATTTGTCTCAATTCTTTGCAAACCTATACCTAGCTTACTTTGACCATTGGGCCAAAGAAGAATTAAAATGCAAATTCTATTTTAGATATGCAGATGATATAGTGATATTAAGTAATGATAAAGCATTTTTAAGAAATGTCTTAGTGTCTATAAAGCTATATCTGAAAGAAGTCTTGAAACTAACTTTAAAACCGAATTATCAGGTATTTCCCGTAGAGAGTAGAGGAATAGACTTTGTGGGTTATAGATTCTATCATACCCATATATTATTAAGAAAGTCAATTAAGATTAGGCTTTTTAAGCTAATCAATAAATATAAGAAAAAGAAAATTACAAAACAGGAATTAAGACGCAGACTTCAATCATATTTTGGATGGTTGAAGTTCTGTAATTCCAAAAATTTGCTTCATAAGATTCAGTTAGAAACTGGAATACGATTCTCTAATTGGAGCGGGAAACACACAAACATATCAAGATTTTATAATAAGTATATTCACGTTGTTGATATTATTAACTATAATAAGTGCTTCAGAGTTAACTTTGTATACAACAACAGGCCATACTATTTCGAGAGTAAGAATAAGCAATTATTTTATTCTTTGCATAGATACTCATTGCCTGTAAATTTTAAAATAACACCATATGTTAGAACCAAGAAGAATAGAAACAAACGTAGAGCCGAAGGTGATTGAACAGTTAGGAAATAATACCTACTATTATAATTATGACATTAAATCCGATATTGTAAGTGTTCCCGAAATCGGCGATGAAATAAGATGGAATTTTATCCAAGTACACTTGAGAGGAATTCCTGATTATGAACGTTGTTTAAATGCAATTATTAGAGAATATGTAGACGTAGACGAAGAGTTAGCTTTAGTTAACAAATATAATGCATACCAAATGGGTAATTCAGAAAATGCTTATGTTTGTGAGCAATATGACGAATATATTACTAAAGTCCAAGAAATTAAGGCTAAAGTTAGGGCAGATTTTAATAAAAGTCCAGAAGTAAAAGAAAATAAACTAATTCCAAGACAAGCAGATGCAGTTAAGTTATTACAGATGTTAATTCCTTCTTTTGAGTTGACTGATGAACAATCCTTAGAAGTTAAAGCATTTTATCCAGATTGGAATGATTGTATTGGAGGAGCCCTTCAAGCAGGAGATAAAGTAGTATATAAGAATGCTCTTTATAAAGTTAAGCAGAATATTTCTATAGTATTAGAGACACAAGCTCCCGGTATAGCCACAGCTGCTCTTTATGAAGAGATAGTAGAGAAACAATCTGGAACTAAAGATGACCCGATTACTTATCCAAGCGATGGGAATATGACTATTTATAAAGATAAGTATTACAAAGAAGATGGAATAATTTATAAGTGTATTAGAGATTCTGGTCAACCACTGTATGCCAAATTAGCATCTCTTGTTGGAAATTATGTTGAATTAGCAAATTAAATATATGACTTACGCAGTAGTAACAATTAGTTGGATGTTAAAACATGGGCTTCATCCTACCCAAGAAATGAGAAAAAGTGCAGATGGAAATTACGTTATCGTTCATGGAGAGTTCTTAGAACCGTTCGATGATGGAGAACAATTTACAAGATATTACCATAATGACCCTAAGTTTATTGAATTGCTTCAATCAGAAGCATGGAGTCCGTCAGAGGAAACTCCAGTAGATACTAACTTCAATATGCTACTTTCTATTCAGAATAGTATGATTCTTGAAAAGGAAAAGATTAATACTTATAGTCTTACTGACAGTCAGGCTTTAGCTCTTATGTCTCTGTATCCAAGATGGGAAGAATATATTGGACAATCCTTAGTAAAAGGAACTAAGATTCAATATGGTGATAAACTATATAACGCGAGACAAAATATTGCAAAGGTGCTTGAAAATCAACCGCCTAGCATCAATACTGCAGCTTTATATGAGGAAATCAATGAATCTGCTGCAGGTACAATAGATGACCCAATTCCATACGATAATAATATGGAGCTAGTTGAAGGTAAGTATTATATCCAAGATGGAGTTAAATATAAATGTATTCGTTCTACTGGACAAGCCATTTATAATCCTCTGTCAACTTTAGTAAGTATTTACGTAGAATTAGCATAAAAATTCTCTTATTAGAAAACATAATTTAACACTCATAGCTATCTTGTAATAAATTTTAAAATTTGTTAACATTTTAGTTGTGAGTGTTAATATTTATTTATACCTTTGTGGTGTTACAAATGGAGAAAGACCGAGACGTCTAAAATTATAATTAGGTCGATTGAAGTGAGTAACAGGCAACCAATTCACAGAAAGTTGCTTTAATTCAATTATTAATTTTAAATTTTTTTAAAATGGCAGAGTTTTTAACAATGGAAGATGCCGAAAACAAATTCGGTAAGAAAGGGAGAACAAATGCGGGCCTAACCCTAGGTATTATTGGTACAGCTTTAGCTGCACTTAATAATGGCGGAAACGGTTGTGGCTGTGGAAACAACGGTGGTATTTTAGGTGGACTCTTCGGAGGAAACAACGGTGGTTGCGCTATGCAACAAGCAGAACAGGCTAAGACAATGGCTATGGTTCAGGGAGAAGCTTCTCAGAACTTAGCATGGTCTAACAGAGTTCAGTCTATGCAAGATGATATTGATTTATACACTTACATCAACGCTGCTGATACAAGTCTTCGTAATCAAAACTATGAAGGTAGAATTGTAGACCAGAGAGAAAAATGTAACATGTATATTGACCTATTATCAAGAGACAATGCACAAAACCTTGGAGTAGCTACAGCACTTGCTAACGCAAGAGAAAAAGATGTTCAAGAAAAAACTGACATCTTCGAAAGACTTAGTACAAGAATCAATGAGTTAGAAAAGAGAGAAGCTGCTACAACTGCTGCTCTACCTCTAATGTTTGAACTTAACAAAGTTAAAGCTGAAAGATATTCTGATGATTGCTGCTGCAGAACTCAGAAGGAAATGTTAATACTTGATTCAAATCTACAACGTCAAATCGACAGAAAGATTGATGGTCAGTTAAAATATGCATATAGCGATTTATGCGCTCCTGTTCCAAGTATAGCTCCTCTTTATTGTAGTCCTTTTACAAGTTATGGATTAGGTATGTACGCTGGTACTGCTGCTTCTAATTGGAATGCAGTAAATACAGCTATCGGTAGTGCATGTCCATCTTGTCAAGCACAATAAGATATTGAAAGGAGATTATGTCAAAGTAGTCTCCTTTCTTTTTTTATAACCTAAAATGCTTATACCTATGACTACAAAAATAACTCCATTTGGAACTGAAGATAACGGAAGTCAAGTATTAGAGTTTAATATTTCTATTCCTAAAGGAGCTAATACAAGTATTGCTCCTAATTCAACACTAACTGTTACACAAAGATTCGCAGAAGTTTATAATCAAGCTACAACAGGTGCAGCTTCTTATAGACAAGTTACTAAATTAGATGTGGTTCACAACTTACAATATATTGATTGTAAAGGAACGCCAAAAGTCATTACTAACGTAACATCGACTATCATTGATACTCCTGCAACTTCTACTACTCCAGAAACTCTGACACCAGAGATTTTTAAAGTAGTTGATGTTTTAATTCCTAGAGGAAAAACAGTAGTAACACAAGATTTGATTAACGATTCACCTACAACTACTTCACAGTTGGCTAATTGCGCATACTCAGTATTCGTAATTCAAGTAGCAGCTGCTACTCCAGCTCCATCTGCGCAGTAATTAAATAAATTATGACATGTTTGGCGATACTTTTGGTAACAATAGCTTGGGTGATTTACAGAAGACTTACTACCAACAACTGGAAACGTTAAATAGAATGCAACAGCAGCAACAGGCTCAAAATACATCAATTCTTGATGAAATCACTAAGTCTGTATCAAGCTTAAATTCAGAAGAACAATCAGTTCTGGCAAGTTCACATGATTATCAATTAGCAAAACAAACCTATGAAGCTGGATTCATGGCTTACTTAGGAAATAAATTCGCAGGAGAATATGTAAATAGTCCTGACGGAAAAATTGCTGCAGAAAATTTATTGAACGCTATTAATAAGTCTAAAGAAAAAATTGCAGTAGAAATTAAGAAGAAGCAAGAAAAACTTGATACGATGCTTAATTTACTGGAAAATGACCCAGAAATAAAGAAGAGATATGATGAACTTATGATGAATAAAAATTGAAAACAATGGTTAGTGACAAAGAAATATTAGTACAAGCTGCTGAGAAATTTGCAAAGGATATCGCGAGTAACTTCTTCGGATTATCCACTATTCCAGTACAAACTGCTATCACCTATGTTGTAAGAAATTGGGTTGATAAACACGACGAAATAATTGACTTGTTTGTTGATAAAAACGGAAATCTAAATACAAAGATTCTCGGCGATGCTGCTAAGTCAGTATTGAAAGAAAAGAACGGTTTCAAGGTTGGACGAGTAAAATTCACCGAAGCCGATGTAGATGATTTATTTAGTACTTTCAATGACATAAAGTCTAGAAATTCTTAATATAGATACCATCGGCATTAATTTGTCGGTGGTATTTTTGTTTATATACTTAATAAATCATGGAAAACGTTAGAGTAGACTCTCTCTTAGGAAACAAAAAGGTAATAGTTGGAAATCCCTATTCTGACATTGTACTAGAAACTCTAGGAAAAGTATATATAAAGTCAGGGAGAAATTGCAAACTATTAGATGACGTTATAAAAGAATTAGCTATAATTTCAGAAAAACCTCAAGAAGAAGTATACGCTAAAACTATTATTGTCAACAGCATTGATGAACTTCAGTCAATTGACTATCCGGGAGACGGATATCTAATTTTCAATTCTCTCAATAAGTCTTTATATATCTCATATGAAGATAAATACATAGCTTTAATAGAATCTGCAGGCTATGTAAAGAAAACAGGTGATGTAATGAGTGGGCAGTTAAAAATAGTAACAACTACACTTCCACCACTTATTGTACATTCAAAAACACTAGTAAATAACCTTAATGCTAACTATTTGCAAGGCTATTCCGGAGACGAATTTGCTAAAAAGAAAGTAGACGAAATTATATCTGGAGATTGGGTCTTCACTGGAAGTAACATCTCTAAGGCAAATTGGCGGTTCTACAAGAACATTATATTAGATGGGAGTATTTCATCACCCTTCTTTTCATCAGGCTTCTCCGGGTCTGGATGGTGTATGGACGCCAAGACAAATACATTTACAGTTGACTATTTAGTAGTGCGAAAAGCAATGAATGTCTACGAAATGGTAGTTAATAAAATTACTGCAACAAATGGCTCTTTATGGGTTTCCAATGCAAGTAAGGTTAGTGGCTACGTAGACTTATATGAAATCACCACTAATGAGTTCTTAACTGAATTTGAAGCAGCATATAAGGTGGCTACGGGAAACAATTTCTCACAATTAGATGCAGCAGCAAAATCTATATTAGCAGGACTATTAGAGTCAAGAACTGATATACTCTTTACTAATGTTAATCTTAGAGGATTCTTAGTAGGGACAGATGGATGGTCCTTACCTTATATGATAACTCATATAGTAGATGCCAAAGCTCTTACAAGTTCTGAGACATTTACTGACATATCTTTACTATGGAATAAGACATATTTGGATAAAATTAATATGGACTTTACAGATGATGGAGGCTCTCCAACTTTAGATATTAGTAATGAAGAATTCGGTAAAGTTCATGGAGCTGCGGTTGCAATAGATATCTACGCAGAAACTGGAGTAGAATCTTATATGGATACTGTTTCTGATGATAATAAAGAAATCATCAAAAGACCTCTATACTTCTCTTACTTTAATGGTAGGGGAAATATATATAGGGTTGATTTTGAAAAGGAGGAATATCCTGTATTTAAGCCGGGAGATATCCTTAGATGTCAAAAATATGATAATCAAATCATTAAATACTACGATGCTATTGTATTAGCTCCGGTAGACTTACATTCATTCTACATTCAGTTAGCTGAATCAGTATTTGATAAGTATACTGAAATAGAATATGATGAAAAAGGAAATGTTCTTAACCTAGTAGAGAAATACAACACAGACTTATATAATAGGTCTCTGTTCCCTGACTCTGTTGATGAAGTAGAAGTAGGAGATGATACAATTAGTATTGGAGACAGGCTCGGTAAAGTAGAAATTGGGGATAGTCTTGTACAAGTTGGAAATATTAAATCTGATTCAGGGAGACAAAATGCAATCTATCTTACATCTACAGATGACCAAGGACCTTATATAAATATATTATCTGACTTAAATAGACCTGACTATTCAGTACTTTATAAAGTACCCAAGCTAGATAAAAATGGTAATTACATTACCAAAGAAAACGAAGCCGGAGAAATAGAGTATGAATTTGAGTATACTAAAACTACTAAAGTAAGAATAGGTAAACTTGATGGAATACTTGATTACACACTCCCTGCTGATAAACAACCAAGAGGATATGGTCTTTATGGGCAGAATGTGTATCTTACTGGAAACTTCTATCTGAATAATGGCAAATCAGTTATAGACGCTTCCGAAGAAGGAGTAATCCTTAAATATAAAAATGCCGGATTGGCTATTGTAGATGACCCCAATGACCCTACTGGCGAAAAAACCATGATTTCCATTGATGCAAACTTAGTAAGAATAGGCGATGGAACATCTGATTTAGGTACATTATTCTATGTGGAAGATGGTAAAGCATATATAAAAACGGACTTTATTAAAGCTCAGCAGATTGAGGTACAAAAAATCTGGAACTATTCATTTGAGGATACTGTACAAACAGGTTCAGTATATCCATCATTTACTGGAACTTACACTGGCTATCCATATCAAAGTAACATATTACATCCAGTAGCTGAACCGCCTTACGGTATATCTACTTATTCTATGTGGATTGGAACTTATTCTAAGTATGGTTCAAGTGGTGTATTTAAAGATGCCACTGCATACCCCGGAGCTAGTGTTTTTATGGAATCAGTTGATGGAGAACAAGTTCATCTTTTGAGTCCAAGAACTTATATAGGAAGTGGAACTTTAGATGGAAAAGTTACTAAAGTTACACTGACTTTAAATATTGGAAGTTTCGATTTTCAAGAAAATAATATACAAGCGTGGTACTATAATGATACTAATGAAACTCATTATCCTTTAACGATAAAACAGAATAGTGGAGGAGTAATTGTATATGAAGGAATTATAGAATCCACTGTTGATTCTAATACATTCACCACAGGAATTTCACTTGTTCCTTCTACTAAAGATTCAATAGTACAGCCTATTGTTTCTGTGGAAGTAGATTATGAATATGTACAAGGAGCTCTAAACTGGGCTTTATGGAAAGATGGTTCTGGTAGTTTAGGTAGAGAAAACATGTTCTGGGATAAAAATGGAAACGTAACACTTATTGGTATGTTTAGAACAAGTAGAGATGAATCTAAAGTAATGAAAATATACCATGATGATAATACGGGAAATCCCTTATTTAAATTTATTCATGAAGGTAAAGATGCTGTTAAAATAACGTATTCTACATACAAAATTGACAACGTGGCGTATGCTACAGGTAATATATATGTATATACTACAAGAGATACCTCGTCTTATAGTAGTTTATCTTATAGTAGTGTAAGTTTTTATACTTCAGACCATTTCGCGAGTTATAGTGCCAGCAGAATTTCCTTAAATATTCCAAACTCTTCAGTATCTAATGTCCAAACATATAGTAGAATTATATTAGGAAGAGAACTTCCTGTTCTTTCAGGTTCTATTTTGGGTATTGATATAGCATTTTCTCAAACATACATTGATGCCGGACAACTAATAATTGGAACTAAAATGACCGATGGTTATGAGGGGGCTATATCTAATTCTTCTACTTCTGGCAATCCTTTTGGTTTGGCAGATAATGAAAGAAGAACAGTGAGTGTATATAGAACTGTTATAACTGAAGGAGGAGCATACAGACAAGTAAAACAAATTGATGCACAATTTAATCCTCCCCCTGGAGGTATAGGATTACCTACAACAATGATATATTCAACAACAGAATGGAGAAATGTTTAAAAAATTATGAAATTAAATATAAAGGATAGAGTCGCAATCTTGGATATGCTTCCTCAAACAGGAAGCATATCTGAAATGGTAGATATAATGGAAATTGTTAAAAAGGTTAGAATTAACCAAGAAGAAAAAGATAAAGTAGGATTTAGAGAAACTCAAGGAAGTATTTCTTGGAATATATCTTTAGATGAAGGGAAAGATATTGATTTCACTTTTGAAGAAGTTGTTATACTAAAAGCATGTGTCACAAAATTAGATACTGAAAAAAGAGTTAATTCAGCTAATCTTGATATCTGCTTAAAAATAAGTAAACTATGAAAATACTAATAGACAACGGTCACGGAGAAGAAACTCCCGGGAAAAGAAGTCCAGATGGTAAGCTTAGAGAGTATGCCTATGCAAGGGAAATAGCCTCTATGGTATATGATGAACTATATAACAGAGATTATGATGTTGAACTTCTTGTCCCAGAAACAAAAGATATTCCTTTATCAACAAGATGTAAACGTGCTAATCAATTTTGTAAAGAGTTAGGAAATAAAAATGTGCTACTTGTCTCTATTCATTGCAATGCTGCTGGCAACGGCTCTGACTGGATGGGAGCGAGAGGTTGGAGCGTCTTCGTGTCCACTAATGCCTCACAAAACAGTAAGCTATTAGCCGATTGTCTTTACGATGCAGCAGAAAAAGAAAATTTAAAACTGAGAGTTGAAAGACCTGGACAAAAGTATTGGCAACAAAGCCTTGCAATTTGCAGAGATACTAACTGTCCTGCAGTACTTACAGAGAATTTATTTCAAGATAATAAAGATGATGTAGAGTTTCTATTATCTAAAGAAGGTAATTCTGCCATTGCTAATCTTCACGTAGCGGGAATCATTAAATACATTTCCCAAATTTCATAAGCTAAAGTTATTAGGAGATGCAAATTTATAAAATTTTAAGAAATCACTTTACTGGGTGTTAAAAAATGACTATATTTGCAAATAACTTTAAAAGAATGATATATGGAAAAGGGAATTGAGGATTTAGACTTT